AGAGCAGTATATGTTAAGAATGATAAAGGCAACGTGGTGAAGGTAAGTTTTGGAGATCCAAATCTTTCTATTAAGAGAGACGATCCCGAAAGAAGAAAAAGTTTTAGAGCTAGACATAATTGCGACAATCCAGGTCCTCGCTGGAAAGCTAGGTACTGGTCTTGCAAGTACTGGTCAAAGACTCCTGTCTCAAAATTAGGCTAAGGAAATTAAAATGATTTCAAGAAAATCGCTTTCTGAATTAGAACAAGCAATTATTCAAGTTATGCAAGGTGCTCCCAAAGAAGAGGAGCAAAAAACTGAAGTAGCGGAAGATGCAGAAATAGAGGAGGCAATGGCAGCAGGTGCTATTCATCCTATGGCTCTTCATGTTAAGCCAGTTCAAAAAGATGGCAAACCAATGTATCATGTCCATGCTGTAGGTAAAAAGCTTGGTGGTGGAATTAAGGCTGGTGAACATCTTTCTGATACAGAATTAGATGACGCTTCTGAAATGGGTGCGAAGATTAAGCACATGAAAGAAGATCAAGAAGTGCTTGAGGCAAGTAATAATAAAAGTCAAATGCTTAAAAATAAATCACACGAATATAATATGGATGCAGCCCAAAGAGAGATGGATCGTAGAGATGCCGAGGGTGAGGATATGACAGGCGCTAAAATTCACCCCACCACATATGAAATAATTAAGCCTAAACGTATGAAAGAAGAAGTTGAAGAGATTGATGAGATTAGTAAATCCACACTTGGTTCGTATGTCAAAAAAGCATCAATGGACATGGCAAATAAAAGTGCTGGAGTAGAAAAAGATTTAGCTACAGCAAAATCTGATTATGGTATGATGAGGAGAATGGGCACTAAAAAGAATATAGCACAGAATATTATGAAAAGAGATGTTGATACCGCACTCTCTAAAGTTGGTAAAGTATCAAAACGCATGGGTGGTATTGAAAAAGCAACAGATCGTTTAGCAAAAGAAGAAGTGGAAGAAGTTGATTTCACTATTATCGAACATAATGCATTTACAATTAATGTCCCTGAACAGCCAACTTTTTCAGAATATTTAAATGCTGCTAAAAAAGTAACAGAAAACGATGAAGATGCAATTGTTGTTGCTAATCATTTCTTCAAAGAGCAGGACGAAAGTTTAATTTTTGAGTCTTATACTAGAAGCGATATTGAAGACAGAGCAAATAACTGGGGCAAGTCTGGTCACCAAGTAAGTTTGCCTAAATATACAACAAAAGACGGAAAATTACACGCTGAATTTACTGTGACGAATAAAGAGACTGGTAAAAAAACCAAATACGTCTATCACGGCACAAAAAGAAGCGTATCAAATATTTAAAGGAGAATTTTAATGTCCGCATGGGGAAATTTAGACAACCTGACCGCGGTAGGTACTGTCACCACTACTAACACTAGCGACGTAGTCAATGGAGCCGGTAATTCTGCATTTTCTTCAGATGTTGCAGATGGCGACTATGTAATTATTGCTTCAAACAAATACAAGGTTCAGAATGTTGTCTCTGACAGTCAACTTTATCTAACCGACATTGCTGCTACAAACTCTACAAATGTAAAGATGTTTGTTCAGAAGGGTCCAAAATATATTTCAAACACAACATCGGACCCAAACAATGTTTTTGGGGGACATTCCATTCAGCGCGTGTTTGGTATTGACAGAGACGAAATCGTCAATGCTGCTTCACAACAAAACACTTCACACACTGGATGGACTTACCAAATCTCTTATGCTGATGCCAATGGCACCAGAAATAAGCATGAAGTTTTAGTGGCTATGTCTAAAAACTTCAATGCTGATGCAAATGGTAGCCTTCAGCAAGATGCTAATGATAATGCGGTCTTCCCTCAGTAATAAATGGCAGATTCAAAAGTATCAGCTTTGACAGCAGCTACCTCCGTTGGAGGTAGCGATTTAATATACCTAGTTCAATCTAATACTAGCAAAAGAATTTCGGCTGGTACTTTTTTTGAAAATCTATCCAACGTCACCCTTAAGGGAAACATTGCACTTGACTCATCTGTTCAAACCCTATCTTCTCCTGGTATAGTAGATCTTTCAAAATCCATTACTCATCTTTCAGTAGATGGCGTTACGAATGGTTTTATAGTTATTCCTACGGGAAAAACAAGTCAAGTTAAAATCTTAGCAATGACTTTCACTCAGGGTGGCTCCTATACAATAAATGCAAATATTGCTAATAATGCTAATATTGTATTTAATTCAGTTGGAGATACAGCAACGTTATTGTATACCAATAATAAATGGTATATGATTGGGGGAACAGCGTCTTTAACGTAACGTTATGAATTTTGAATTGACTGAAGAAAACTTTGTTGTGTATGCCATGAAACACTATGACAACCCATCGTGCAAGGGGATTGAAGAGTTTCAGGATGATCTTAAAAAATTTAGATATTTAAAAAGATTATTTAAAAAGTATAAGCCTGGCAGTGGATTGAAAGAAAGACTTATTTTAAATCACATTATAGTAATATATAATTTGTTTGGTGTAGAAGCTTCCACAAACATGTTATTTTTAAAGATAGATAAAAAGCATTGGTCTCAGTTAAAATCGTTTTTGTTATATCTAAATGTAATGCCAGCAGATAACCTTTTAATTCCTAACGATGAAAAGGCATTAGAATCTCTAAGGAAAATTTAATGGGTAGGTTTGTAGACTCTATTATTGCTTACAGAATTTTAAAAATATTGGTAACTCCTTTTGAGGATACCGATGCTTTTAAATTAGGTATAGTGGATAATAAGGGTAAAGAATTAAAAAAGATGTCTCAGCTAAACAACGTACAAGAGCGAGATGCTTACACCATTCTACATAGGCTAGTGTTTAGATTAAAAAGAATAATAAATAAAGTGCCTGTTGAAAATAAAAAGTTACTCAATTTTGCAGCTGCATTATCTTTAGTTAAAGAATGTGTAGATTTAAATAAAGAACCTATAAATTTAGAAGAACAGTTTTTAATTAGGCTAAAAACGGATTTAAATGAAGAGATACATTTAGTTAAAGAATACATGACAACTAATTATACTTTAACATTTAAACAGTTTGTAGAAGAAGCTCCTGCCAATAATGCAGGATCTCCTGGTGTGGCTGGTTTTACTCCTGACACAGTTGGAATTAAAAAAAAACCAAAATTACTTAAACGAAGTGAGGTGAAAAATGTTATCTTTTCTTAAATCAATTTTTAGTTCGTCGGTAAAACCTTCTGAAGCAAAAGTGGAAGTTGCAGTTACTCCTGCTATAGAAAAAGTTGAAGTAATTCAACCCGCAATAAAAGCTTCTAATCCTAAAGTCGTTGCTAATCGTACGACGAGGAAGAAAAAAACCAATGGAAATAGAAAAAGCTAAACAGACAATTGATACACGCTCGCGATTATCTGTCTTGGAAAATAACGTAGACATTTTAACTACTAACGTTGAAAAGTTAGAGGCTAAAATAGATTCTAACTACGCCACGCTTCATTCTAGGATTAGCGATCTTAGAGATGACCTCCGTAATGATTTTGAACAAAAAAATGAAAAAGTAATTAAAAAAATTGATGAGCATAATGCTACATCCACAGATCACACATTAAAACTTAATGAAAGGATGAGTCAGTTAGAGAAGTGGAGATGGATGATTATGGGAGCAGCTTTAGTTTTAGGATATGTTGTTGCTCACATAAAGCTCGAAAAACTTTTCTAGTTGTAAAAAAATACACCTTGTATTATAATAAAGCCTTATGAAAGGCTTATCGTGTCGCTATTTCTAGATCAAAAATACTTGTTACTAATTAGTAACAGACTTCCGCTTTTTACCAAAAAAACAGATCATACATATAACTGTCGTTGTATTATCTGTGGCGATTCAGCTAAAAAGCTTAAAAAAGCTAGGGGTTATTTTTTTCCTAATAAAAATGAATTAATGTATAAGTGCCACAATTGCGGCGCATCAATGTTCTTTGGTAAGTTTTTAAAATTAGCCGATAACCTATTATACCAACAATACAGTCTTGAAAAGTATTCTGAAGGTAGTTCCTTAACTTCTAATACAAAATCCCAATTTAAGTTTGAGCAACCAGTATTTAAAAATAAGCAAGAAAAAATCTTAGATAACATTCTTTTAAGATTAGATAAATTAAATGAGGACAATGAAGTAGTAAAATTTTGTATAGAAAGAAAAATACCCAAAGAAAAATTTAAGTTATTGTATTGTGTGGAAAGTATAAAAAATATTGTTGAACTAAATGAAAAATACAGAGAAAGCATTAAAGGGGAAGAGCCTAGGTTGGTATTACCGTTTTATGATAGTAGCTGCGAGCTATCTGCAGTTACCTGTAGAGCAGTACGCGGTGAAGCACTTCGATACATTACGGTTAAAATAAAGGATGATAGTTCTTATTTCTTTGGCATAGAAAATATTAATAGAAATAAAACTGTTTATGCTGTGGAAGGTCCAATAGATAGTTTATTCGTTGATAATGCAATCGCAGTGGCCGGAACATCTTTTGGTAAACTAAATGAATTAAAATTAAAAGATTTGGTTGTAGTGCTCGATAATCAGCCAAGAAATAAAGAAATTATTACATTATTAGAAAAAACTATTAATAACAACACAAAGGTAGTAATCTGGCCTCAATCTATTGAAGAAAAAGATATAAATGAAATGGTGTTAGCTGGAAGAAATGTTAAGAAGATTTTAGAAGAAAATACATTTCAAGGATTGCATGCTAAAGCAAAAATGATTGCTTGGAAGAGAGTATGAGCCAAGAAGAATTAGTAAGAAGATTAAAAAATATTTTATGCTGGGTTCCTTCAGAAAGTATAGCAGCTTCTAAACTAAAAGAATTGATTCTTCAATTGGGGGGTCGTGTTTGAAAGTTAGATTGGTTTTATTAAAAGAGATTTTTCCGTTGACTCAAAATATTTTAGAAGCTAAATAACGTATGTTCATATTACTACGATTAGTATTGATTGTAATTATTATTGGCGCTTTTGGTGTGGGTGGTTGGTATGTTACAAACTTAAAGGCCGATTTAGCTGTATCAGAGGGTAATAACCAAAAGCTGCAAGATGGAATCAAAGAGCAGCAATTGCTTTTAGATCAAATGAAGAAGGATGTAGAAGCAATTCAAGAGTCTAACAGACAACTAGCAGAACAAAACGAAAAACAAAAACAAGACGTTTCAGCATTGTCAAGAAAATTTAGCAAAAGAGATTTTGGAGCTTTTGCACACGAAAAACCAACTGTTGTTGAAAAATTAATTAACAGAGGCACACTCAATGCTATGAGATGTATAGAGCTTGCTTCTGGAGCACCATTAACTGATCAAGAAAAAAATGCAAAGACACCTACTGAAGCAAATCGTGAATGTCCGTCTCTCATTAATCCTTCTTACACCGCTCCTAATTAGTGGCTGTAGTGTATTTGGTAGTTGGAAAACTGTAGAGCCAATTACTATACAAAAGAAGGCAGAAGAAAGACAAAAATTAAATTTACCCGATCCAACTCCATTAAAGCCTCGTGTACCTTCGTGGATAATTATTACTCCCGAAAACGCTGCTCAAGTTTGGAAACATTTACTAGAAGAGAAAGTAGATTTAGTATTATTTGGTTTAACTGATGAGGGATATGAGGAGTTGGCCATCAACATGGCAGACTTAAGAAACTTCATTAACACACAAAGACAAATTATACAGCAGTATAAGAAGTATTACGAGCCTAAAGAAATAAAATAAAATATAATTTGGAGTTTTTATGTTACCAGAAGTAGTGCATGGTATAGTGGTCAACTATTTTCGCGATGATTTATTTGATGAGCTTGGTATAAAAAGATTAAAAGAAAGTTATATGAGAGAGGACGAAACCTCTCCACAAGAAAGATTTGCATATGTATCAAAGTCCTTTGGAACTAACATAGAGCATGCTCAAAGGTTATACGAGTATTCTTCTAAACATTGGCTTTCTTACTCTACTCCCATTTTATCTTTTGGTAGGAGTAAGCGTGGTCTTCCTATTTCGTGTTTTCTTCCTTACTTGGATGATAGTGCCGACGGGCTTGTTGATTGTTTATCCGAAGTTAATTGGCTCTCGATGTTAGGAGGTGGTGTTGGAATCGGTATTGGTATTAGAAGTGCTGATGATAAATCTGTGGGTGTTATGCCTCACCTACGCACTTATGATGCATCATCACTTGCTTACCGTCAAGGAAGGACTCGGCGTGGTAGCTACGCTGCTTATCTTGACATTAGTCATCCTGATATACTTATTTTCCTTGAGATGAGAAAACCAACGGGTGATCCTAATATGAGAACACCCAACCTTCATCACGGCATTAACATTACCGATGATTTTATGCTTTTAATTGAAAAGTGTATGCTAGATCCTGCTATGGATGATAGTTGGCACTTAAAGGATCCACATTCGGGTGAAATAAGAGATACAGTTTCAGCTAGACATTTGTGGCAACAAATCTTAGAGATAAGAATGCATACGGGTGAGCCGTACTTACACTTTATTGATACATCTAATAGAATGATGCCAGAATTCCAAAAGAAGCTTGGATTATCTATTAAGCAGTCTAATCTTTGCAGTGAGATTATTTTACCCACCGACAAACAGCGCACTGCGGTTTGTTGCTTGTCTTCTGTTAACTTGGAGTACTTTGATGATTGGAAAAATGACAAACTTTTTCTGCGGGACATGGCGGAGATGTTGGATAACGTATTGCAGCATTTCATTGATAATGCTCCTAATCATGTCTCAAGGGCCAAGTATTCCGCAAGCCGTGAGCGTTCTATTGGTGTGGGGGCTCTTGGTTTCCATGCTTATCTACAACGTAATAATCTTGCTTTTGAATCGGCTCTTGCCAAGTCGGCAAACTTAAGAATCTTTAAACACATTAGAGCACATCTAGATCAAGCAAACATATACCTCGGAAAAGAAAGAGGCGAAGCGCCGGATGCTGAAGGCACAGGGTTGAGATTTAGTCATCTTATGGCTATTGCTCCTAATGCTTCTTCTTCTATTATTATGGGGAATACCAGTCCTTCTGTCGAACCTTATCGTGCCAATGCTTACCGCCAGGACACTTTATCAGGTTCTTTTTTAAACAAGAATCGTTACCTAGATAAAATAATCAAGGAGAAATGCGATGCAGACGTTGAGAGCAAACTCGATTATAACGAAATTTGGTCCAGTATCATTGCAAACGATGGATCGGTTCAGCACTTGGAATTCCTCGACGACTGGAATAAGGATGTATTCAAAACGTCTATGGAGATTGACCAGAGATGGATTGTGGAGCACGCAGCTGACAGACAAAGTCACATTGACCAAGCGCAATCCATTAACCTCTTTTTTAGACCTGATGTAAATGTAAAATACTTACATGCAGTTCATTTTATGGCATGGAAAAAAGGTCTTAAAACTTTATACTATTGTAGAAGTGAGAAGTTAGCTAAAGCAGATAAGGTAGCTAAAAAAATTGAAAGAGAGGTAATACAAGAAATAGATTTAAAACAATTGGCAACTGAAGAAGTTTGCTTGGCGTGTGAGGGTTAAATGTTAGAAACAATATGTGACACAATGGTTGAAGCTTATCGCCGAAATTGGATTACAAGTCGTGATGGCAATGTAAGCATACGACACCATGACCGTGACCATTTTTATATCACACCAAGCGGTGTGCGTAAACAAACACTACAACCAGACCAATTTAAAAAAATTAAAATTATTAAAGGATATTTTAGTCAGCCACCAACATTACAGTTTTCATGGAGTGAAGTTGAATACACAGACATCTCAGCAAAATTAAAACCAAGTGGTGAAATTCCATTACACTTTGGATTACAAAAACAAATGGGACAACATAGTGATGATGTTCGTGTAGTAATGCATTTTCATCCTACATATTGTGTTGCAGCAATGCACGCTGGTATTGATTTATCAACCATCGTAGAAGGTTTTCCTGAATTAAGTCGTTATACAAAAGTTGCTAGGAATGTACCCGACGTACCACCTATAAGTCAAGAGCTTGCTGATTATTGCCATGCACACCTTGAATTAGATAAAAAAGGTAATATAAAATATGATATTGTTGGAATTAAAGGCCATGGTGTGGTCTCAATTGATAGATCACCGTGGAGAGCGTTTGAACACATAGAAAGATTAGAACATATTTGCCAAATAGTATTGGCAGCAAAAAAAGGATAAAAAATGGTAAAGAAAAAGTATGATTTAACAGAAGACAGAACACATTTTAAACCGTTTTCGTATCCATGGGCATATGAAGCATGGTTAAAACACGAACAGGCACACTGGTTGCACTCAGAAGTTCCTATGCTAGAAGATGTGAAAGATTGGAAAAATAAATTAAACAAGGAAGAAAAACAATTTCTTACACATATCTTCCGATTCTTTACTCAAGGCGATATAGACGTTGCTGGTGGCTATGTAAAAAATTATTTACCATATTTTCCACAGCCAGAGGTTCGTATGATGCTTCTTGGCTTTGCTGCAAGAGAAGCACTTCACGTTGCTGCTTATTCTCATTTAATTGAAACACTGGGTTTGCCAGAAACAATGTACAATCAATTTATGGAATATGATGCGATGAGACAAAAGCACGACTATGTGTTAGACATCTCTGGTAAAAACACAACAAAAGAAAATACAGCCACACACATTGCCGTATTTTCTGCGTTTACTGAAGGTATGCAATTGTTTAGCTCATTTATTATGTTACTTAATTTTCCACGCCATGGCAAAATGAAAGGTATGGGACAAATTGTCACCTGGTCGATAGTGGATGAAACCATGCACACCGAATCTATGATTAAACTATTTAAAACTTATATCAGTGAAAATCCAGAAATATGGAACGATACGCTTAAAGCTCAAATCTATACAATAGCAACAAGAATGGTAGAATTAGAAGAAAAATTTATTGATCTAGCGTTTGAGATGGGAGCAATGGAAGATCTAACAGCAGAGGATGTAAAACAATACATTAGGTACATAGCTGATCGTAGATTAATTTCAATGGGTATGAAAGGTATTTTTAAAGCTAAGAAAAATCCGTTACCTTGGGTAGAAGAAATGATTAATGCACCAACTCATACAAACTTTTTTGAGAATCGGGCTACAGATTACGCTAAAGGTGCATTATCTGGTAATTGGGAAGATGTTTGGGGTAAAGCAGCTTAATGGAGTAAAAATGCAGAACAAAAAGATTGGTTAGTTCAACAAATGAGCCTCGATTTCACTAAGGAGTTTGTTAGTTAAGGACTACATATTAGGTAGGATGTAATATGAAGATAGTTCCAGTTAATAACATAATAATTATTCAAGACTTACTTGATACAAAAGCTAGAAAAGAAAAAGAGTTGTTTTTTTACAGTGAGGAGCTTAAAAAGCTACAAGAAAAAATGAAATGGCTTAGGGCTGAAATAAAACTTACAGAAGAAATTATTATTATGATCGAGCATGAAAAAATTATCAACATTAAAGATATGATTAAAAAAGGAGAAGAATGAATACTACTTTGACAGCCACAGAGGCACTTAATACAGCAGTAGCAGGAGTATTAGGACGTATGATGATAGGCGTATTTGCAACAATGGTCGCAGCCGGACTTTTATCAGCTTCAGGACTTGTGCCGGTTCTGTTCTCGGGCGTGGTGGGTTGGATTATAGTTTTTTTACCATTAGTAATGAGTCTAGGGTTAATGTGGAAAGGTGAAAGTTTATCAACAGAAGGAATTAAACTTTGGTACTTTGCGTTTGCAGCAGCAATGGGATTAAGTTTAAGTCTACTATTTTATATTTTTACTTCTGCTTCCATAGTAATGGCTTTGCTTGGAACTACGGTTAGTTTTGGTGCTCTAGCTGCTTGGGGTTACTTTACTAAACGTGATATTTCAGGCTGGGGTTCTTTTTTATTTGCGGGGGTAATTGGATTAATTGCTGCTGGACTTTTAAACATTTGGTTAGAATCTTCTGCTCTACAAATGACGCTAAACGTGCTTACAATCGTCATATTCCTTGGTTTAACAGCCTATGACATGAATCGCATTCGGGATATGTTTTGGTCGGCTTCTAGCGCCGAAATTGAAAGGATGCAGTGGTTCGGAGCACTTTCTCTTTACATTAATTTTATTAATATTTTTGTAAGTATACTTCAATTGTTCGGTAATAAAGAATAATGGCTTACTCAGACAAAGTTATCGATCATTACGAGAACCCTCGCAATGTAGGTTCTTTTAATAAAAATGATTCTGATGTTGGTACTGGCATGGTTGGAGCACCTGCTTGTGGTGATGTAATGAAGTTACAAATAAAAGTAAATGAAGATGGAATTATTACTGACGCACGATTTAAAACATATGGGTGTGGTTCGGCGATAGCGTCTAGTTCATTGGTCACGGAGTGGGTCAAGGGTAAGACGCTTAAAGAAGCAGGAGAGATTAAAAATACTGATATCGCCAACTCGTTATCGCTTCCGCCCGTTAAGATACACTGCTCCATATTGGCAGAGGATGCGATTAAGGCTGCTATAGCTGATTATAAGGATAAGTATGTTAAATATAACTCAGAGTGCGCATGCACAAATTAATTCTATCCTTTCTGATGATAATTCAAAATATGTAAGGGCTTTTGTGAAAGGAGGTGGTTGTAGTGGATTTCAGTATGGTTTTACACTTGAAGATGATAAAAATGAAGATGATTTTGTAATTGAAAACTTGTTAGTCGATTCCATGAGCATGCAGTATTTTGATGGTGCTACTATTGATTATAAAACAGATAAGCTTCAAGGCTCTTCTTTTGTAATTTCTAATCCAAACGCAAAAACTACTTGTGGTTGTGGTTCTTCTTTTGCTACCTAGATTCAAGATACAAATGAATAAAACATGCTTGAGATTATCTATCTTTTAGTGTCTACCCACATTACTATAGTGTGTGTAACACTTTATTTACATAGAGGACAGGCACACAGAGGATTTTTATTTCATCCTCTTATAGAGCATTTTATGAGGTTTTGGCTATGGTTTACAACCGGTATGGTAACAAAGGAGTGGGTAGCTGTTCACAGAAAACATCATAGGTTTTGTGAACAGCCTGGAGACCCTCACTCACCTCATATTCACGGAATTTGGAAAGTACTTTTTTCGGGAGCTTTTTTATATGCAGATGCCACCAATGATAAAAAGATGGTTCAGTCTTATGGTATTGGTACTCCAGATGATTGGATCGAAAGAAATATATACACAAAATACTCGCTACTAGGAGTAATGATTTTACTCATTATTAATACTTTATTATTTCATGGGTGGGGTATAGTTATTTGGTTAATACAAATGGCCTGGATTCCATTTTGGGCTGCTGGGGTAGTAAATGGTGTAGGTCATTTTGTGGGATATAGAAATCATTCTACAAAAGATAAGTCTAAAAATATTATACCTTTTGGGTTTATAATTGGTGGTGAAGAACTTCACAACAATCACCATCAATCTCCAGGTTCTCCAAAACTTAGCAATAAGTGGTGGGAATTTGATGCTGGATGGATGTGGTATAAATTCTTTAATAAATTTGGATTGATAAAACTTAATAATGAAACAAAAATTTATTGATGCTCATATGAAAGTAGCTGAAGTATATGCTCAGCTATCTCACGCAGTAAGATTAAAAGTAGGTGCTATTGTTGTAAAAGATAATAGAGTAATAAGTATCGGCTATAATGGAACTCCTGCTGGTTGGGATAATTGCTGTGAGGAGTATGAGTTTATAATGGAAGGGCCAGATACAGATTATCAAACAATGGTTGACGGGGGTTATACTTTTGGTGCTGATAGGGATACTGTAGGTTATGTTAAGTCAACTACAAAGCCAGAAGTTATTCACGCTGAGTCCAACGCTATAGCTAAATTAGCCAAGAATCACGAATCGGGTGATCAGGCAACAATGTTTATTACACACGCTCCCTGTATCGAATGTGCTAAGTTAATTTTTACGGCAGGTATTAAATCTGTTTTTTATAGAAACACTTATAGAGATAAAAGTGGTATAGAGTTTCTTAAAAAATGTAACGTAGAGGTAAACCAAGTATAATGCAAAAACAGTTTACATGCGCAAGTTGTGATGGTGAATTTAAAATTAAACACTCAATGGACGATTCATATTATGAAGTTAACTTCTGTCCTTTCTGTGGAGCTGAGATAGAAGAAGAAGAAGACGATGACGAAGATGAGTACGACGAATGAAGAATGTTTTTGGACGTTCGCTGGAAATGAAGTAAAAGAAATTCCTGAGGGAGCTTATGGTTTTGTTTATATCATAACAAACCTTATCAACGGTAAAAGATACATAGGAAAAAAGTTCTTTTACACATCAAAAAGAAAACAAGTTAATAAAGTTCGTAAGCGCTATAAGGTAGAAAGCGATTGGAGAGAGTATTGGAGCTCTTCGGACGAACTTAAGGCTGATATAGAAAAATTAGGAAAAGAAAACTTTTATAGAGAAATCATACATTTCTGTGACTCTAAAGGTGTTACTAATTATTTAGAGGCTAAAGAACAATTTCAAAGAGCTGTTTTAGAAAATAAGGAACAGTGGTATAATACTTGGATTATGGTCAGGGTCAGTAGAAGCCACTTAAACAAACTTTAATGTTTTTTGTTTTTCTTTTATCCTTTTCTGCAATACTGCTTTCAGCAGTAGCTGCCTACTATTCTATAGTGGGTTTAGTTGCTATCTTTCCTACAGCTGCCTGGCCAATTATAATAATGGGTATCAGTTTAGAATTTTCTAAACTTGTTTGTGCTTCTTGGCTTTATAGAAACTGGAAAACCTCTGCTCTGTCTATGAAGTATTATTTTATGACAGCAGTTGTTATCCTATCGTTCATAACCTCAATGGGAATCTTTGGTTTCTTATCGAAAGCTCATTTAGATCAAACTACTATTGGTTCAGATTCTTCTATTGAACTTAAAATAATTGAAGATGAAATACTTGGTGAAAAGAAAAGGATAGAAAATGCTCAAAGATCTCTTACTGCTCTCGATCGACTGGTTGATCAAAGTGATGTTGACGCCGCTATTAAGATACGCAATTCGCAAGCAGGGGAACGTAAGCGACTGGTTTCTGAAATTAGTTCTGCGAATACAGCTCTTAAGGATCTCAATACTAAAGCAAGTCCGCTTAGAAAAGAATCAAAACGAATTGCTGCTGAAGTTGGACCTATCAAGTATATCGCTGATCTTATCTACAGAGAATCGACTGAAAGCACACTTGAAGCTACTGTTAGAGCGGTAATTATTTTAATAGTTATAGTGTTTGATCCACTAGCGATTATTCTTCTTGTTGCAGCTAATAGGGAATATAAATTACTGCCTATAAAAAATACTTTCGAAGAAAAAAGAACTAAAAAAATTATAGAAGATTATTCTCGTAATCGAGATAATAAAAAAGTAACTTTAGACAAAAGCAAGATCTATGAAATACCTTCAGACATCTTAGAAAAAGTATTTAAACGTAAAAAGTAACAGTTGATTTTTATTTTTATTTTAGTATAATCGGGTAGTCTAACTTAAGGAAATAAATTGATCATTGTAGATTACTCTCAGACCATTATTTCAAATTTAATGGCTGAGTTAAACGGTCAAAAAGATGTAGACTTAGAAGTAGATCTTCTAAGACACATGGTTATAAATACGATTAGAAGCCACTATACGAAGTTTAAAGATGAGTATGGTGAGTTGGTTATTGCCTGCGATAGTAAAAAATATTGGCGTAAAGAATATTTCCCTTATTACAAAGCTAACCGAAAAAAGCTTAGGGAAGAGTCTGGATATAATTGGAACTTAATTTTTGATACTATTAATTTACTTAAACAAGAACTTAAAGATCACTTTCCATATAAGGTAGTAGAGATTCTCGATGCAGAAGCAGATGATATTATTGCTTCGCTCTGTAAGTGGTCTCAGGATAACGACTTACAACTTAGGGGTTTAATTTGGGAACCTAAACCAGTTTTAATTATTTCAGGCGACCACGATTTTCTTCAACTACAAAAGTACGAAAACGTCAGTCAATATTCTCCAATACAAAAAAAGTTTGTTAAGGCAACTAAAAAATCCTCTGAGATAGTTTTAGAACATATTCTTAAAGGGGACAAAGGCGATGGTATTCCAAACGTACTAACATCAGACGACTCAATTGTAAATGGAATAAGACAAAAACCTCTGTCATCTAAAAAACTATCTGAGTGGGTTGGTGATCCAATCTCTATGCCTCGGGATGATAATTTTATTAGAAATTTTCAACGAAATAAAACTCTTGTAGACTTATCACAAATACCTTCAAACGTTGAAAACGAAATACTAAATACATTTACAAACCTAGAATTAAAAGACAAATCTTTACTTCTGGATTATTTTATTAGCCATAAAATGAAAAATATGATTGATTTATTAGAGGAATTTTAAATGTCCCAATATCTTGTTTCTGAAGTCTTTAGTATGGTTGAGAAAGCAAAAAGTAAAGATGAAAAGGTTGCTATTTTAAGAAAGAATAATTTTCTAGCACTTATTGCGCTTTTACAGCTTTGTTATCATCCCGGTAAAAAATTACTACTTCCAGAAGGTACTCCTCCTTACAAAAAAGAAGAAGACAAACCTATTGGATATCATCAAACGACTCTTACTTTAGAGTTAAAGCGTTTTTATATCTGGATTGATCCTAACGTAAATGTTCCTCGCTTAAAAAAAGAAGCCCTTTTTATAGAGATGCTAGAGGGCCTTCACTATACCGAAGCAGATGCACTTTGTGCTGCTAAGGATTCGAGACTAACGTCAATCTATCCTTCCCTTACAGAAGATCTAATTAGAGAAGCACTCCCTGATATCCTTCCTCCTAAAGTTGAAATAAAGGAGGAGCCTAAACCAAAAAAGTCTTCTTCCAAAAAGTCAAAAGTTACTACAGAAGCTTCTTTGTAAAAAAAGAAATTATTGTTGATGAATGGAAAGTAAAAGGAGAAGCTTTAAATAGAATCTCCGATTTTTCTAAAGTAACTTTTACTAATAAGTTACGATTGAAAAAATATACAAAGTGAGTTATGATATAGTTTTACATAATGGGGCATTTCGTGGGACTAATTTATACATCTGTAAAATCCAAGTGGTCTAGTAAGAAAAAAGTACATCCTTATTCTAAAGTAAAAAGGGACTTTATTACTTCTGTAGCTATTCCTCACATCAAGCCTTTTGTTAGAGAAACTTCTAATAGCGATATACCAAGTCATTCATCAAATGGATATGCTTGTGGTGCTAGAAAAGAGGATAAGGTTTATACTGGTGACAAAATGATTGGAATTGGTACATTGCATAAGTCAAATGCAGTACCTGTTTTTTGTAACGATGAAGCCGTAGCAATGGCTAAGATGAGAAGAGGTTAGATTATGGTAAGAGACGATGTTAGTAAAAAAAGAATTAAAAAAGCTTTGGAAGAGATTAGTGATTCTATGACTCGCACAGAGTCGGATAGGTGTCTAATTAAAGAGATTGTAAAAGATGTATGTGAAGAATTTCAAATTAATAAAAAGACTTTCCGTAGAATGGCTAAAACATACCACAAAAGAAATTTCTCTGTGGAAGTAGCTTTAGATCAAGAATTTGAAACTATGTACGAAACTATAACCAACGAAACAACTCTATCTCAATCAAATGAGAGTGGTGTTGAAGAAAGTAAAGATGGGTCCATTATACATTTTAGAGTATAAAGAACGAGACTCTAGGGGTAGGGAAAAAAACTCCAAGCATGTGGGAGTTTTTAAAACTATTGACGACTTGGAAAAAAAGAAGGCTGAGATATTGCATACTTTAACTAAGCAAATATCTTTTCAAGTATACGTTTCGGAAAAGGTATTCTAATAAATAAACATATGCCACGTTATACATTTTTGAATACTGACACATATAAAGTCGAAGAGCACTATTTTGGAATCACTCACTACGATAGCTTTGTGAGTGACCATCCCCACCTTCAAAGATATCACGAACCAGGACAAGCAGCAAACTTGGGAGATCCTGTTCGTTTAGGTATCAGAAGAACTGATGACGGTTTTCGTGAAGTTTTATCAAAAATCAACGCCAACAATTATAAAAGCAATTTAAAAAACAAATTGTCCAGAAAATGATTAGAGGCATTTTTTTTACTTTACCCAAAAAGACCAATAGCGCTGAGCTCTGGTCTTTTTTTATTTCCAAAGAGGGTTTCGATGGCAAGAAGAAAAGCAGTTCAATTAAAAGAGGACCATCCTAATAATAACAATCAACTAACCCACCTAACAGTAGTAAGTAACAAATTAAGGCTTAAATTAGAAGATTTAAAAACAATAGAACCCCTAACAGAAAATCAAAGGAAATTTTTCGAGCTTTATCAAAACACTTCAATTTTACTTCTTCATGGTGTAGCAGGAACAGGCAAAACCTACATAGCTCTTTACAAAGCTATTGAAGAAGTTCTCGAAAAAACTAACAATTTTAAGCAAGTAGTAATTGTTAGATCAGCAGTCCCGTCAAGGGAGATCGGTCACCTACCTGGTGATGAAAAAGAAAAGACAGAAGTCTACCAACAACCTTACATTCAAATATGTGATGATCTTTTTAGCAGAAAAGATGCATATCAAAGACTCCAAGAACAGCATTGTATAAGCTTTATGATTACATCCTTTGTACGAGGAATTACACTCGATGATTCTATTATCATTGTGGATGAATGTCAAAACATGACTGATATGGAGCTAAATAGTATTATTACCCGAGTAGGGGATAGATCAAAAATTATTTTTTGTGGTGATTTTAGACAGACAGATCTTTACAAAAAAACTGATATGTCTGGTTTAAAAAAGTTTATGGTAATAGCAGATATGATGCCTTCTACAAAAACTATTGAATTTGATGTAGAAGATATCGTTCGTTCCCAACTTGTTAAAGAGTATATCATTGCTAGAATGAAATACGAAGAGCAATACATTAATTAGGAGATTTAGATGCAACTTTCAGCAAATTTTACACTGAGTGAGATGGTTAAAAGTGAAACCGCACTTAGGTACGATATGAACAATACACCCGGAGATTCGGAGATTGAAAACCTCAAGGTATTGTGTGAGAAGGTTTTGCAACCGGTTAGAGAGCATTATGGAAAAGGTGTAAAAGTTAATTCAGGTTTTAGGCATCCGGAAGTTAATGCTAAGGTAGGTGGATCAAAAACATCAGACCATTGTAAAGGTCAGGCTGCTGATATTGAAATTCCGGGTGTAGCTAATGCAGACCTAGCAGAGTGGATTAAAAATAATTTAGATTTTACTCAATTAATTTTAGAATTCTACACTCCAGGTGTGCCCGATTCGGGCTGGGTTCATGTATCATATGACTCAGCAAACTTGAAAAAACAAGTTATGACTGCTATGAAAGAAAATGGTAAAACAGTTTATAAACCAGGATTGATAGCATAATTGAACTTAAGAGTATTTAATCACATAAAGCATGATTTTCCAAAACTGGAACGCTCTACCAAGGATGGTGTACGAACTTACAAAACACCATCGGGTAGAGCCTATCCATCCGTCACAACCGTTACATCTCTGCTTAGCAAAGATTCCATCAAGGAGTGGAGAGAGAAGGTTGGAGCAGAAGAAGCAAATAAAATCACAGCCAACGCCTCTAGAAGAGGAACAAGAATTCACGGTATATGTGAAGACTATCTCTCAAACGAAACATACACAGTTACTTTTGAAGACAAACAGCTCTGGAAAGACATTAAACCTTTTATTGATAGCATAGATAATATACATGCTTTAGAAAGTTCATTGTATTCCGATCATTTAGAAGTAGCTGGAACAGTTGATTGTATTGCTGAGTATGAGGGTGAATTGTCTGTAATAGATTTTAAAACTTCTGCTAAGAAAAAAGAAAAGGAATGGATTTCAAACTATTTTATGCAATGCTCTGCTTATGCGGTAGCCTTTGAGGAACTAACTAAAATTTCCGTATCGAACATAATTATTATTATGGGTGTAGATCACGAAGGTGGGTTTGTATTCAAAGAATCTAGGGATAATTGGATAGATAAATTTAAGGACCTTAGAAAGCAGTATAAAGCCGCGTATAACGTATAAAGTAACGTTGACATAAATAAATAAATTAGTTATAATAATAATATGATCGTATGAAGTTTATTGAAAGGTGTTCTGGACGGGGGTGCGAATCCCCCCACCTCCACCAAAAGCATATTTGCAGACCGTGCCACTCCTAGTTAAGGTAAGTACTGCAGGACGGAGTATGCTTCTGATGGGGGTGAATAGTTTCGACAGGGCAATGAGTAGAGAGGATGGACGATCCGGCAATGTGAAAGCCGTAGGGTTGAGACTTCTCGGCCAAAGAAACAAAACGTTAAACGCAAACGACGAAAGATTTGCACTGGCTGCCTAAGCGGCATGTCGGAGTTTTTCTGGTTGAACTTGGCAACAGAATCAACCAGATCAAATTAGTAAGTCTTTGCCTGGTAGCTATCTCCCAAACCATTTAATAGGTTGGCTTAGATAGTTTTGATGGTGACGAGCTGATGTGGAGTAGTTAACTTTTATTTAAAACTAAGGAAATAAAATGAAATCAATTATCGCCGCTGTAGTCGCTTCTACTTTTACCATTGCAGCTTTTGCTCAGGCTCCTGCTAAGCCGGCTGAGAAAAAAGATGCTCCGAAAGCTGAAGTCAAGAAAGACGAAAAGAAGAAGTAATTTATAAGGTTTGGGTGGACCTTAAAACCACCCACCTTTACACACATACACAAAGGAGAAGTAAACATGAGTAATATGACACCGTTCGAGATTCGCCTTGAACTGTTAAAAATGGCGCAAACAATGCTGGAGCAAGATTATTATGGTAAACGTGAACTCATTGGTAATGACTGGCAAGTGAAAGTAGAAAACGCCAGGCATGCAGGCCAAGTACCTCCAGACCATCCTGGCTTTCCAGCCTACCCTTCTGAAGCTGAAATTATTACAAAGGCTCAAACTTTAAATGGCTTCGTTTCTCAAATTCCTGTAGATCAAAAGACTACAACCAAGAAGTAATCTAACGACAAGGGGATGGCTTAACCGCCATCTCCCCTAAGAAGGAGAACAAATGGTAATCAACCTAATAAGATTGTTAGTTATTTTATTAGCGGTATTTTTTGTATCATCGATGTATAACCTTAAAACTAATGAACTTAAAAGAGTCAATAGTGGTAGTTTCTTTTCCTTCTCAGAAAGGGAACGGCATTTAAAATGTTTAGCAGACAATATTTACTTCGAAGCTGGTTATGAGTCTTTCGAGGGTAAGGTTGCAGTTGCTCAGGTTACATTAAACAGAGCTTCTCACGGTTCATTTTGGCCAACCGACATTTGTGAGGTTGTTTATCAGAAGAACGTAATTTATTCTAAAGTTATTTGTCAGTTTTCTTGGTATTGTGAGATTGGACCAAAAACGAGAGAAATAAACAATAAGGCATACCAAGAATCCTTGATAGCAGCTAAGCAAGTTCTTTTTGAGGGTTTTAGACTTCCTTCGATTAAAAACGCTTACTACTACCATGCTGACTATGTAAGTCCAAATTGGAATAAACCAAGAATAACAAAGATAGGTCGCCATATATTTTACGGGGATAAAAAATTATGAAACTTAATGAAATAAAATTAAATAATTTAAGGGAAAAAATGCTCCAGGTGGGTAAGAATTGGAATGTGGCTACCTTAGAGTGGTTTTCTATTTTACTTCTCCATGCTGCATTTGTTCCTACATATCTTTCTGTGTGGTCAGGTCTTTCTGATAGATTACCATCATTAGATGTAGCATTAATTGTATGGACTTCTATGTTGCTACTTTTCCTAAGATCGGTTATACTAAAAGATACACTTAATATTGTAACAATTGGATTAGGTTTTGTAGTTCAAATTTATTTTTTAGGGTTTATATTTTTTAGATGAATGAAGAATTAAATAATAGCATTTTAATTACTAGACGTTTTAGGTCTCCTAGTGAATTTTCCTTATACATTGAAGAAAGAGTTCTAAAAGAGAAAATTAGTTACATGGATGCTATAATTGATTACTGTACTACAAACGATGTAGATCTAGAAAGTATTGGAAGCTTAGTTACTACATCACTAAAAGAAAAGGTTCAATTGGAAGCTGAAGAGGCAAATATGCTTAAGCCTCGTGGTAAACTTCCTCTATGACTATGGAACCTTATGATGTTTACAAAGCGTACCTATCCCTGAGACTTCATTTTACAACAGACAATTACGACGTAATAAAACAACAGGGAAGAGTAAAAGCTTCAAAACAATCTTTTTTTAAAAGAAGAGATTTGTTTTCAATTAAAAAAATATCAGAACTTTACACCGATAAAGAGGTGGTAGATTTTTTGGTAGCAAATTTTGTATCAGGAGATAGGTGGGGAGGGGTGTTTGACCATGATGCAAAAGAAACTTATTTACACTGGAAAAAAAGAATTGAGTCTATGTCTTATACATTTGAAAAAGAAATAGACAATATGATAAATCACGCTGAAAGGAATAATTTAACCTTTTCTCAAATTTTTAGTGTGGCTAAAAACAGTCATCCAGAAATACTTAAACTTTATTTAAAGGGTTCAGTTTCCATAGAAACTTTAGTGGTTTTAAATAAGCTAAATAACTATGTAGAACAGTTAGATTCGTTATTAGATAAGGATGTTATTTGGCCTGATGTATCTAGAATAATTAAAAAGTATTCTCCTTTCCTTTCAATAAACAAAGAAAAGTATGACAATATCGTTAGAAGAAGAATTGGATGTAACTAACAATAGATTAGCTGAATTAGAAAAAAATATAATGATTATACAAGATAGCATTTTAACATTAGCTGAACAAGTAAAAGAGTCACAAAGGTATATTATTAAATTAGCTCACAATCAATCTATTGTTACAAAAAGAATTTCACAATGGCCTTTTATTGCTGTACCATCTAATGAAGGGGATGAGGTATAATTTTCAGATATGAAGCGCTTTAAAGAACTTGATTTTGATCGTGAAAAGAAATTCCACAAAGTTGTAAAAAGTAATAAGGTTGACAAACACCGGAAAACAATTTATAATTATCTTGATGAGAAATTAGATGATGAAAGTGATGAGGAATTACTAGATGACGTCGACAATACTAATACACGTTAATACTTTTCAATACATTTTATACGGAGAACAATAATGGCCATGGACTTTTCTGCCCTCAAAAAAAATCGTGGTAACTTTGATTCCTTAATGAAGGAAGTCGAAAAGATTGCTACCCCTCAAGTTGAAAACTCACAAAAGGACGATCGGTTTTGGCAACCAGAAGTTGACAAAGCTGGAAACGGTTACGCTGTAATCAGATTTCTACCTCCTCCTAAAGGAGAAGATCTTCCGTGGGTTAGAATTTGGAATCATGCTTTTCAAGGTCCCACTGGTAAGTGGTATATTGAAAACTCTCTAACTACACTAAGCAAACAAGATCCAGTTTCAGAACTTAATACTGAACTGTGGAACTCTGGTAGCGAAGACAATAGAAACATTGCACGTAAACAAAAGAGAAAGCTTACCTACATTTCTAACGTTTATATTGTAAAAGATCCAGCACATCCTGAAAACGAAGGTAAGACTTTCTTATTTAAGTTTGGTAAAAAGATTTTTGATAAAATCAAAGACGTAATGCAGCCTACTTACGAGGATGAAGAAGCTATTAATCCTTTTGATTTTTGGAAAGGTGCAAACTTTAAACTGAAGATTCGTAATCTAGAAGGTTATCGTAATTACGACAAGTCTGAGTTTGATAGTATTGAACCACTATCAAGTGACGATGATGAGTTGGAAGGTATTTGGAAGAAGCAACACTCTTTACAAGAGTTTCTCGATCCTAAGCATTTTAAATCTTACGAAGAACTCAAGAGCAAGCTAGAGCAAGTCCTCTCTGCATCTGGTGCTTCTATCTCTCGTGCAGATGAGGTAGATTTGCAAGAACAAAAACCTTCTAAGCCAGCTACTGCAGTAAAACGTAAGAACAATGATATTAATTTGGACGATGAAGACGAATCTTTGTCCTACTTTGCTAAGCTAGCAAACGAAGACTAATAAGTACTTACTCTTCCAATATAGTTGTCTAACGCGGATCCCCGATTGTTTGGTCGGGGATCTGCTTTTATGGGGATATAGTTATTAGTGCTTGTGTTAGTGACGTTATTAGAAACAATGGGTTGAGTACTTCCTTTGGAAGTAGAAATTTCATCCCTTAAAGATTGATTTTCTACAGACGTTTGTGCCACGTCAGAAGTAGATGTAGGCGCTGGTGAAACTGATGCTTGATTATAAACTGCCTCTCCCCTACTTCTTTGTTTTTCATCCATCTCTTTCATATATTTTTCTTCAACGGGCGTTAACGGCCCTACATCTTCCCCTCTTAAATGTTGGCGTACTTTAGCTCGTATTTTGCCTTCTTCAGAGTTAGGATCTACTTTATCATTATAAACAAACTTATTGTCTGCAGTACCGGTTGTGGAGGACTCAGCTGGGGTACTACCGGTCACAGCAGTTGTAGGTGTTGTAGTGGGTTTTGCAGAAGATCCAATTCGTGGCGCTTCACTGCTACTATCTAATGCTGCTTCAGTAACTGAAGACCCGGCTCCCTTAGCTGATACTGCTTCAGTAACTGAAGACCCGGCTCCCTCAAATCCCTTACCCTGATTATAAACTGCTTCACCACCGCTTCTATTTTTTTCATTCCACCGGTCGGCGTAAGCTTGTTCTAAAGGCGTTAATGGTCCTACATCTTCCCCTCTCATTGATTGACGTACTTTAGATCTTATTTTACCTTCTTCAGAGTCTTTACCTGCTGTATCGTTAAATTTAAACTTGCTTAGTTTTGCTTCAACTTCAGGAGATGCTTTTTTAGATGCCGAAGGGGTATCAGAAGCTGTACCAGCTGCAGCAGGAGCAGCAGACGCTGCAATTGCACCACCAATCTTTGTGGCTGGTGTAGGAGCAGTAGAAGCAGGTTGTGTAGCTAGTGCAGGAGCAGTAGAAGCAGGTTTAGGTGAAAGAAAAGTGCTCTGAAATAAGTCATCTTCTTTTGATAGACCAGAGCCTGCAGCTTCTTCTATTGATGCTGATCCAGACTGAAGCCTTTGATCCATGTCTGCTTTCTTAACAGCAGCTTCATCTTTTGTTTCTGCTATTTGACTTTCTTTTTTAAATCCAAGGTACGCAAGACCTCCAACTAATCCAACAGCAGCAGCTCCAGCTGCTACACCTCCAACTGCCCCCATTCCTAGTTTTGAGCCAGTACTAGCAGCTTTACCTACTGTTGATGCTTTACCTGCTTTACCTATTTTTCCAGGAAGATCGGGTAGGGAAGGTGATCCACCACTACCAGAAGATTTATCTTCTGTAGTCTGATTTAATTTTTTAAGTTCTTTAAGTATTTCTTTTTGAGTCTCACTAGTCTCTTCAGCTGTTTTTAATTGATCTATTTCTACTTGCTTGGGTTGGTTTAAGGCATCCTTGGCCTCTAAAGTTTCTGCTGAACTCATAACTGGAGCAGCATCCGGCTTAGTGTAATAGTTTGATTTTACCGATTCCTTTACACCTTTACCAAAACTTTTAATACTACCAAAAAAAGATTTAAGTTCATCCTTTAAAGTAATTTCTTTTTCTTCTTCGTTAGGACTATCTCTCCCACCCCCTTCTTTTTTACTTCTATTGCTTTTACCCAAAGATTCATGAATTTTCTTTAAATTTTCATTTATACTTTCTAAAAGCTTAGTTTGTTTTTCTCTAACCTCTTTTGCCTTAGATTCTTGATCCAAAGCATTAATGCTCTTTTTTGAGAGGTCAGATATTGCACTTTTAAATTCGTCGCTGCCTGGAGTAATTATAGCCATTTAAATATGCTTTGAGTTTTGTTTTAAAATTTTAAGTCTTTCGTTTTCGTTCTTTACAAAATCTACCAACATTGTAATATAAACTTCCCTTTCCCAAGGCATCATATTTTCTATTTCAGTTAATGAATATTTGTGATGTTGCATTAACGAAAAATTCATACTAAAATAGTTAATTAAACTTTCCTGAGAAAGGGTTAGACGAAAAAATTTTGCAGTCCTTCTATTCGTGAAGTATTATGATGTCCACACTTAGGACAATCCGATTCTACTTCTTGTACTATTTTTGGAGACGTAATAAAAAACTGCTCTATTTTTTCAAACTGCTCCTTAGTTAAACTGTTTATAAAAATATCTAAATCTTCTTCAGACTGTTCATCTATATCCCAATACTGATCTTCTTGAAACACTCCTTTAACACACTTTTTAACCATTTTAAATACTTCTTCTGTGTTATCTGATTCGTAAATTTTTACTACAGAATCAAACTTTGGATATCTCATATGTACACCAACACTATTATTAATCATAATTTTATTAGTGTGGTTATCTTTTTTTTCTACCTTTAAATTTTCAATATTAAAATTAGAATCGTAGTTCTCTTTACAGTTAGCACAAGTAATCACCACTTCAACTTTTTCACTAATAGACTTTGCTCTTAGTTGCATAAAAATGTATTCAACATCAAAGTGAGTAAGTTCTTTAGTATTTAACTTTTGAAACGTACACACATCTACTATTTCGTTTACAATCCTAATTACTTCGTCTTCGCTTGCTTCAGCCATAGTAAGTAAAACTTTATGCTCTTTAACTAAAAATGGCCTAAATCTTACTGGCTTATCGGTTGAAGGTAAAATTAATTCATAAGTTGGTACTTCAAGAATTGGTAAAGGCATAATATCTCCATAAAATTAAGGCGACAGAGGAAAGTTACTTCCTTGATCTGCTCCAGTTCCACCTGGGTTGTTATCTGAACTCCACGAAAAAGAGGCAAAGTTTCTCACGGGAGTGTTCGTAGAGAGGTTTGGTACAATAGAAGGAGAGACTAAAGGTATTCCTTTCTTGCGAGCAGATAAATCTGTTCTTCTCCACAAACGATATGCAAAAATAATATTTAATCTGTGTGTTTGGTTTTGAGAAGCTTGATTTAAATCCATTAAGTTCATACTACGAGGAAAAGCTTCTAACAAATCTACTCCGTATGTTATTTGATCTCTTTCGTCTAACTGATTAATAGTTATTTCACTTCTATAGTCTTCTTGAAATCTAACTTCAAAGGAATCTCTATCTATAATAGTTTCCATCCAATCATCAAAAAATTTTTTTACTTTCATTTCTCTATCAACATGAAAAGTCATGCTTATTCCGTCCCCACCATATTCAGATCCGATTGGTCTTTGCTCTGAAGGACCAGAAGCTATCTTCAAAGGTCTTACAGATAAATTTAAAGGGGGAAAGTTGGAAATTTCTGCAAATAAACTTACAAGTCTAGAATTTTCTGAGTTTACGCTTCCTCCAATTCTGGGAGGTTTAATTAAAACTTCAAATCTATTAGATCTAGCTAAACCTCTAGACTTTACTTGAGCTTGAAAGTTGGCTAAACTGAATGTGGCCATTAGTATTTTTTCCTTATTTCTGTCCAGACGGTATTTTTGGATGCACCTTCAAAACTTTCAACTGGTAATTGTGAAGCAATAATCCAATCTGGAAACGGTACTCTTAAAAACCTTGTTTGTATATTATCGTTAAGATATCTTCTTACACAAGCTCTAGCTGGTGCCAATTTTGAGGCACTTTCTAATATTCTCCACGAAAAGTTTAATTTTGTAGTTTCATCCATCTTTTCGTTGTTTGTATAATCTGATAAAAAACCTAAAATTCTAAATCTTAAAAGGTAGGGTAGATAATGTAAGTTAAGTCCAACAAACCCACCACTAAACTTCCTAAAGGGTAATACTAATGGAAACAAATCGTAAAAAGGAAGCTTATCCTTTAGCTTAGGATCATAACCAAACAAATACATTTCACCGGGAAAAATGTTATTTACCAACTTTCCCTCCCTCATAAGTTGGGTAGTTTGAATTCTACCTAACTTCCTTATTTGAGTTTGATACCATTGAGAAGATCTCTCAACATCTCCTGCCTGTGTTCTTAAGGTTGAAAAAACGTTATTAGCCATTATTTTTTAATACCAAGATCTTTTTCCGTTAGTACTAGAAATTTCCAACCTCTGTCTTCGCAAAAAATATTTGCTGCCTTCCATTTTGATTGATTAACTCCATAAGTAAAAACTTCTTCAATAAATTTCTTAGTTTGTTTTTGTGGAATTAGAGGAGGCTTAGTAAATCTTTCTGGTTTAATTTCTATTAAATATTTTGTAATTAGTCCGTTTTTATCTAAAACCTTAATATAAAAATCTACAAAATAACGATGTATCTTATTATCTACTGGTGATTTATATGGAATAACCATAGTTTCTGACCCCCACTCTAATATGGAAGAGTTGAAATCACACCATTTCATAAATTTGAATTCCCAGGACGATCTATAGATTACATCAAACACATCACCTTTGTATTTTTTAGGGTTTTGTATTCTATACCGCCCTTTATAAGTTTCTTTGTACATTTCACAATAAATATAAAGTCCTCAATTTATTTATCCAAAAAAAATGCCAGTTTACTACGAAGATTTTGAAAGAACAATTGAAACTAATGTTGAAAAGTACAGAACTTCGCCATTTGATCCAAAACTCAATGTTTTTCAATATCCCGAAGGATTAGGATCGACGGATAATTTTAAGCAATTTGTACTTTTTAATATAAACGTTAGAGGTAAATCTAAGTTTAATAGGGATCAAAGACTCGAGGTGGTAATAAGAGAAGATTCTGCTCAACTTTCCGAAGATCAACTATCTCAAGCTGCCACCGCTACAGCTGCTTTAGCTGGTGCTGCTGCTGGTGCTGGAATAGCTAGTCTAGCATTAAACTTTGCCGGTAAATTAAACGAAAAAGAAAAAGCTACAGGTTCCAACTATAGGCCAGCTGGATCGGGTGGATTAAAAGATACTCTTATTAAAGGTTCAGGTGCTGCTGCTGGTGCATTGACTGGAGTAGCTTTGGCTAAATCGGAAATGCTTAAACCCGATACCACCTATAGAATAAAAGATGCAATTGCGTTGTATATTAATGACCCTCCTTCTGTGAGATACAACGCTCAGTATAGCAATAAAGAATTAGGGACACTGGCTGGTATAGTAGGATCGATATCGAGTATTGATTCAATGGCATCTGCTTTGAAGGCAGGAGGGGAAGCTGGAGCAGCGATAGCTTTAAATTTTGCCAAAGTGCCTTCTGCGTTGGGCATTGGGTCTCCAGCTGAAATTTTAGGAGCTTCTGCTAAAGTTGCATTAAATCCATTCAAAGAAGTTTTATTTGAGTCTATTGATTTCAGATCATTTTCATTTAAGTATAGATTTTTACCTAAAAGTGAATCAGAATCAAAGCATGTAAAATCTATAATTGATAAATTTAAATTCCACATGCATCCGGAACTGAGTACTAATAAACTATTTTTTATATATCCATCTGAGTTTCAAATTTCATATTTCTATAAAGATAAAAAGAATGAGTATTTACACAATTTTAAACCTTGCGTATTAGAATCTATGGATGTTACATATGGGGGAGATACTTACTCTAGTTTTTTAGATACCGGATATCCAACAGAAGTAAACTTATCTCTCACGTTTAGGGAAACTGAAATTCTTACGAAAGATCAAATTGACAAAGGCTTCTAATGTATTTTACTAATTTACCTACCACTTACTTTACTTTAGATGATAGAACTTCTGTTCAAATTGTTACCAATATTTTAATGCGGACAATTTTTACAGATGAATTAAAAGATAATTTTTCTTTGTATGATGAGTATGATATCGTAGATGGAGAAACGCCTGAAATAACTGCATTTAAAATTTATGGTAATTCAGAACTACATTGGATAATTTTACACACTAATGATATTATTGACCCTAGATTTGATTGGGTACTATCTCAAACTCAACTTAAAACATATGTGGAATCTAAGTACGGAAATATCAACGCCGTGCATCATTATGTAAATAACCAAGGTCACACGGTTTCTGGAAATGTGGTGTTGAATGGATCTACTTTTACTACTTACCAGGTTGGAGATGTGGTTTATAATTTAGGAAATGCCGGTGAAGGGTACATCACATCTAAGCCAACTAACACACAAATTATTGTTACAGCCTCTAAAGGAGGCTTTCAAGCTACTAACGTAGTTACAAACAATTTAACTAGTTTTAGTAATGTCACTATCTCCAACGTTACTATAGTGTCAGGTACTCCAGTTACAAATTTTAATTTTGAAGACGAGGCAAATGAATCAAAGCGAAGAATTAAAATTTTAAAACCACAGTATATACAAAAAGTTATAAACGATTTTCAATCAAAGATGTCTGATATAAATGTCTAATGCTGCAGGATTACAAAAAGCTGGTGCTGTTGAGATAACTGAGCTAAATCTAATTAGCAGTAAAAACACTGTATTTGATTTAAAAGAATTTTTAGTAGAATTCAATCTTTACGAGGATATTTTTTCCAACAACCTTTATGGCGATATACTACTTTCTGATAGTAGGAACCTAATTGACTTAGTACCAATTATTGGAGAAGAATATTTAAATGTGGAGTTTGTTACTCCATCGTTTAAAGAAGCAGGTCATTTTATTAAGAAAACATTTAGAGTATTTAAAGTAAGTAATAGAAAGATTGTTAGGGATAATAATACTCAATTGTTTGTTTTACATTTTGTTTCAATGGAATTGATTTATGATATTCAATTGCCTTTATTTAAAAGTTTTAAAGGTAAGGGTCATCAAATAGTAAATGATTTGTACTTTGACTATCTTGCAGCAAGTAGAAATTTTTTAATTAATGAAAAAGGACTAAATTTAGAAACTCCCGCAACAACTTTAGTAACCATAAACGAAACAAGCAATGATATAAAGTTTGTATCTCCGGGTTGGACTCCTTTTAGATGCATAAACTGGATAGCTACTAAATCTATTCCTAGCAACGGAAAAGCTAATAACTTTTTATTTTTTGAAACTAACAGAGCTTTTTATTTTGGTTCTTTAGAAACCATTTACAAGGATGCAATAGAAAATAAAAATATATTGGGTGTTTATACTCTAGCTCCTAATAATATTAGAGAAAAAGGTGCTGTTGATATAATGAGGGAATTAACTCTTGTTCAATCGGTTGAAATGATAGAATCGACAGATCATATAAAAAATTACACCAATGGATATCTAGCTAATAGATTAATTACTCTAGATATATTAAATAAAAAATACGAGCAGTTTGATTATGATTACGTTAGCGATTATGCTAACCACTATCACACATCAGGGAAGGGCAATTTAGCTAAACCAAATTTTGATATTAATGGCCCTAGAAATCCTGCATCAAGTATTAGTTTTTATCCAATTAACTCAAAATTGTTTAATGATTTTAAAGGTAATGTTAGTGAGAAGATAAAAGATATTTACGGTAACAGAAAATCTAGTATGATTGGTACTACCAACATAAAATTAAATTTAGCTGTACCAGGAAGAACAGATATAGAGGCTGGAAGAATGATTTATTTTAAATTTCCTGCTCTTGGTCCAGCGTCTGAGGAAGATCTTAATATGGATAAAATAGATAAAGAGTATTCGGGATATTATTTAATTACAGCTATTCATCATAGAGTGACATTCCAAGAACATACAATGTCGATGGAAGTAATTAAAGATTCACTAAGGATTGAGGAATAATGCAGAAGATATTTAATAAGGATGGGTTTAATTGGTGGATTGGTGTAGTAGAAGATAGAATGGATCCGGAAAAGGCTGGTCGTGTAAGAATTAGAATTTATGGTTATCATACCGACGATAAAGTACTACTTCCTACTGAAGACCTTCCTTGGGCAATCCCAATCATGCCCATCACTTCAGCTGCAACTTCCGGAATTGGAACCACTCCTTTAGGTTTAGTTACAGGATCATGGGTTATTGGATTTTTCCTAGACGGTGAAGATATGCAGCAGCCGGCAATATTTGGAACCATTGGTACTATGACAGCAGATTTAATATTTAAACAAACGGAAGAGGTACCAGAAGTAGTTAACAAAAACGATGGTAAATTAAAGGATGAAAAGGGACAAACAGTTGTAGATAAAAACAATAACCCCGTTCCTGCAGGAGTGCCTCCAGTTGCAGGTTGGGAATTGGGTCAAACATCTGAAAAGTATGAGTCTGCTGGAAAGGGTCCAGGTACTATTAATCCTTATAAAACATCCGAAGATAGAGGTGGAGCTTCGTATGGTACATATCAATTTGCTTCCTTCTTACCTGAAACTACTCCTTCTGGAAAAGCAAGACCTTCGAGTAAAAATTCTCCAGTACTTTCATTTTTAAAATCGTCTAAATTTAAAAATAAGTTTGAGGGACTAATTCCAGCAACAGCAGAATTTGATAGTATGTGGAAAAGTATATCTTCCCAATACCCAACTGAGTTTGATGATGATCAACACGATTATGTAAAGAAAACTTATTATGATGTTATGATAACTAACCTTCAAAGAAAAGGTTTAGATCTAACCAACTTTGGACCTTCAGTTCAAGATTTAGTTTGGAGCACCGCTGTACAATTTGGTCCAAGCAGAACAAGTATATTCTTAGACAGTTTATCTGGTAAGTCAGAACTTACGGATAAAGATATTGTAGAGATTGTATCTGAATACAAAATTGCCAATGCTCCAACATTCTTTAAAAGTAGTGGTCAAAATATTATTGCTGGTGTTCAAACTAGATATAAAAACGAAAAATCTGATCTTAATAAATTAATAACGGTGTAAAATGCCAGTAGATAAAATTACCCAGCTCAGAGATGTTCTTATCCAACAATCTCAAAACCTACCCTCTTATCAATCATTACCTCCTTACACAAAGGGAATTATTAATGGCGTAATTGAAAAGACTGCTGGTGAAACTGCTACAAGAATTAACGACGACGTTGAGAATTTATCTAATAAGCAAATTAACGAGATTGGCCAACAAATAATTGGTCCAAGCAATCCTTTAGATATTGTCAATGGAAACCTATCCTCCTCTGATGTATCAAAAGTACTTGCCCCGATAGCTTCAGATAAATTACTTAAAGGAATTGAGAGTGAGTTTACATTTAAAATATTAAACGGATTAAACAATCAACTACCTCCTTCATTGAGAGGATTAGTTGATGTTAATACCCTTGCTTCTTCTATTACTTCTGGTGGAGTAATTGGTAAAGGTATAAATTCAGCTTTAAATACCTACACAACAGATTTAATGAGTGGAGCTAAAAAAGTAGTTCCTTTTTCTGAAAATGTATCAGAGGAATTTTCTAGAAATCCAGAAAAAGCTTTAGAGAATATTAATAAGGCTTTTGACAATCAAATATCTTCAAAGGCTTTAGAAGAAGCTAAAAAGTTTGATATTAATACTAGCGACAACCGAGAAAAACTTTTAGTTCAAGTAAAAGGGTTTATAGATCCACAAGCAACATTTCCTACTAAAGAATATAAAGGTAAGCCTGAAACAAATAAGTTAGCTCGAGGCGATTTAATTGGCACCATAGTTCAGGCTAAAGAAAAAGATAGACTTAAAGGAATATCCTTACCTTTTGATCAATCTTGGGATCAGCCACCAATACCTTATAAAGCTCAGTATCCCTTTAACAAGGTTACACAAACAGAATCTGGCCATGTAATTGAAATTGATGATACTGATGGAGCAGAGCGAATTCACTTGTATCACAAAAGTGGTACATTTATTGAAATAGATGCTAATGGGTCTGTAGTTACTCGTAAAAAAGGTTCTTCTTATGAAATAATAGACAAAAATGGGTACATTTCCGTAGCGGGGGATGCTTCTTTGTCTGTAAGAGGGGGAGTAAAGATTTATGTTGGTGAAGATGCAGACATAGAAGTACAGGGAGATGTGAATTTAAAATGTCTTAACGATATCACAATGCAAGCTGCTGGAAGGATTGACTTATCAGCAAGTGAAGAAATTAATCTTAGAAGTGCAAATGTGAATATTGAAGCTGACTACGAATTAAGTTTAAAAGGTGATAGCAATGTTTTAGTCTCTTGCAATGATTATTATTTTAAAGCCAACAACGATAGCTATCACCAAGTATTAAATAATCATTACATTTATGTAAATAAGAATTTGTATAATCAGGCACTAGGCGAAATTCATCTCAAAGCTAGTAGCACTATTAACGCTGATGGTTCAGCTGTTCATTTAAATTCTAGTACTGCATCTGATTCTAAACAATCAATTTATTCTTACAATGCTAACATTGGTTTAATTGGTACTAGAAAGGATATTGTATATGAATCTGTACCCGATCCAATATCAGCCAACTACTTAGATGAGAAAGGATATAAGTCAGAGGATGTGGAATTACCTTCTGAATTGAAAAAAGATCAAGAAGCTTTAAAACAGCTTGGTATAGCTTCCTCTTCAGATTTAAATCAATCAGCTATACCCATAGAGTCGGAAACTCCTAAATCAAATAGAAATGATATTATTAAGCCAGATGATTCACTATTGACACAAAGTTACTTACCAGACAATTATCAATTATCTAAGCATTTTACTTTAGGAGATTTATCCTCCAGGGCAGTGGTGACAAAAAACCCAGTACAAGCTCAGGCAGGATTAACATACGGTCAAATTGTTTACAACTTAGCAGCAATAGCTTTAAATGTGTTAGAGCCTTTAATTGCATTGTACCCAAAGGCAAAAGTTACATCTGCTTATAGATCAGCGTCTGGTTCTTCCTCTACATCCCAACACCCTAAAGGTCAGGCTGCAGATATTCAAATTCCTGGAATAGCAAAAGGAGAGTATTATGAAGTAGCTAAGAAATTATCTACACAATTAAATTATGATCAATTATTATTAGAATATAAAACCTATGGCACTGGATTACCCTGGATTCATATTTCTTTTGATGTTAATAAACCCAGAAAAGTTGTGATGACGTTCTTTAATGATAAAAAACATTCAGACGGTTTGTCTAATTTAGCTTAACATGCCCGGTATAGCTAGAGTAGGTGTAGATTCGGCAGGAGGAACTATATTAGGTGGAGGTCAATCTACTGTATTTTGTAATGGTAGTTTAATTGCAGTTTTAGGAGATGCTGTGCAGGGTCACGGTACTGGTCCTCATAGTAGTCCAGTAATGGCTCAAGCATCAACAAATGTTTTTGCTGGAGGAAAAGGAGTTTGTAGACAAGGGGATCAAGCTTCGTGTGGACATGTAGCTACAGGTTCTTCTAATACGTTTGCAAATTAATAATTTTTTAGCGATAAATAATAGTATGCCTATAAATCGAAAAACAAGAGAATATACAGACTTTAACTTACTTTTTACAACAAATCCTGCTACTGGGGATCTTACTAAAAAGTCAGACGAAGAAGCTATTAAAGCGTCTGTAAGAAACTTAATTCAAACTAAAAATTTTGAACGTCCATTTCATCCAGAAATAGGTTCTCAAATTTATTCGTTGGTTTTTGAAAACTTTTCGCCCGTAATAGCGCAAGTTATGAAAAAAACTATTTTTGATACCATAGAGAAATTTGAACCTAGAGTAAGTGTAACCGACGTGAGAATACAAGAAAGACCTGATTCTAACGAGCTTAGTGTTGACATACAATTTTTAATTAATAGCTCCGATAAACTAGTTACTTTAAAAACATCAATTCAAAGAGTACGATAATGGCGAATCTTAGAATAGCGGAGCTGGATTTTGACACCATCAAGTCAAATCTAAAATCTTTTTTACAATCTCAAAATGAATTTACAGACTTTGATTTTGAAGGGTCTAGTCTTTCGGTTTTAATTGATCTTTTAGCATATAATACTCACTACAATGCGTATCTTGCAAACATGGTAGTTAACGAGATGTTTTTAGATTCTGCTGTAAAGAGATCCTCTGCTGTTTCTCTTGCTAAACAATTGGGATACACGCCCAGATCGATTAGGAGTGCTAGAGCGGTTTTAAACGTTGTGGTTAACAATCCTCCAGGAAACCCTGAAACCATTACTTTAGATAGATACACTCCTTTTACTGTTACACTTAATGATACTTCATATACTTTCTATAATCTTTTTCCAATCACTGTTACTAAGTTATTCAGTGGTGAATATGTTTTTTCAAATTTAGAGGTTGTAGAAGGAACTCCTTTAAGTATTTCCTATGTTGTAGCAAATCCTGGTACTGAAGAAAAATTTGAAATACCTTCTCCGACAGTTGACACATCTACCCTCTTAGTTACAGTCCAAAATTCCTCTTCCAATACATCTTCTACAGCTTTTATTATTAGTGACAACATAGCAAATGTTTCTTCTAATTCTAGAGTTTATTTTTTAGAAGAAAATCCTTTTGAAAAATATCAAATATATTTTGGAGATGATGTTATAGGTAAAAAGCTATCAAATGGAAATATTGTAACAATAAGATACCTTTCTTCACAAGGTGGAGCAGCAAATTCTTCCAACTTAACTAATCAACAATTTACCACCACATCAATAGCTGGTACGAGTAATGTTATAATATCTACTGTTACTAATCCACATGCAGGCTCTGCTAAGGAAAGCATTGGTTCTATTAAATTCAATGCCCCTAGAATGTATTCCACAAAAAATAGAGCAGTAACTTCTACAGATTATGAATCTTTAATTTATTCTAATTTTTTAGATGCCGAATCAGTGTCAGTGTGGGGAGGAGAGGAAAATGATCCACCATATTACGGTAAAGTTTTAATTTCACTCAAACCCTACGATGGTTATACCATATCTCAAGCTACTAAAGATTATATAATTGAAAATGTACTTAAAGACAAAAAAGTATTATCTATACAACCAGAATTTATTGATCCTGAATACAATCACGTAAATTTAAAAGTTTATGTTGATTATGATTCTTACTCAACAACAAAAACCACAAGTCAAATAGAATTTATAGTTAGAAATACAATTCAAACATATTTTGCAAACGAGCTTCAAAAGTTTAATAAAAATTTTAATAAATCAACTTTAATTAAACTTTTACTCGAATCAGATTCAGCTATTTCATCTGTAATTATTACAATTAAATTACAGAAAAGATTTAACATTACTTTAAATGCTGAAAATGCTTTTATTGGAGATGATGTAATTAAATTTCAAAATGCAGTAATTCCTGGATCTATAAACAGTTCTAGATTTTTTATTAACAATTCTAATACTACAACTATTTCTAAAATTATTGATATTCCAAATAACAGTCCTCCAGATAATCTTGGATCAGGCACTTTTAGATTAATAAATGCCGAATCAGGTGCAATTCTTAAACCTAATGTTGGTACAGTTAATTACGGAACTGGTTTAGTTAATATTGATGGTTTTACACCTACTGCTCTTCCTAATAACATTTTTGACTTTAGAATTACAGGATCTGTACAGGAAACAAATCATAATATTCAGACAAGCAAAAATGAAATTCTAGTTTTAGATGATAGTTCTAACGACGCTTTTGCTGGATTAGAAGCTGGTTTAACAGTTTTTGTAACAGCAGTTTAAGATGCCTACTACTAGAATAAAAGAAAAAATATCAGATTTAATAGCAAGTCAAGTACCCGAGTTTGTAAATTCGGACTATCCTACTTTTGTAGCTTTTTTAGAAGCTTACTATAGATTTTTAGAACAAGATGAGCATGCACTAGAGTTGGTACAAAATGCTAGATCATACAATGATATAGATAGAACTGCATCATCGTTTATATATTTTTTTATTAAACAATACGCATTTAATTTTCCTGTTTCGGCAGCAACTAACCAAAGATTTTTATTAAAAAAGTTAGGAGATTTGTACGAATCTAAAGGAAGCGAATTATCGTTTAAATTGTTTTTTAAAATACTTTTTAACACAGATGTAAGTATAGAATATCCTTACGATTTCGTATTAAGATCGTCGGATGGTAGATGGGAGCAAAAAAATTCAATAAGAGTTGAAACAGTTTTTGGTAGTGTTTCAGATATAACAAATCGATTTTTAACTTACACCAATCTCTTAAATCCTGTCAATAATCAAACCTATCAAACCTCTATAACCGAAATAAAAATTTTATCTAATAATTTAACCGAAATTTATTTAGATAGAAAAAATATTGCTCCAGACTATCATTTAGAGGGACAAGTCATAGTCTATGATGAAGAAAACAATATAATTTTTATAGGAATTATTAAACCAACTGCTTTGTCTGTTAGTGTTAATAGCCCAGGCGAAGGGTTTAAAATAGGTCAAATATATTCTGTCAAAGATTCAAATGTACAAGGTACATTTCTTCAAATTACATCATTAGATTCTAATTCCGGAATTTCGTCAGCAAAGGTAATTAATTTTGGTTTTGGTTATACTGGCAACCTTACTGTAGATTTAGATCCTAAGAAAAAATTTGCAGAAAACTTGCCAGTACCTAAACCTAATAACGTTTCTACTATTACTTTAAATGTTGGGTCGTTAAGTAAATATCCAGGTGAGTTTAAAAAAGTAAATGGTTTGTTGTCTGTGCCAGAGGTTTGTTTACCTGATGATAGATTATTTCAACCATTTTCGTATGTAACTAATACCGACTTAGATATAAAACGATTTTATAGTTTAGCTAAAAATGTTGTTCACCCCGCCGGTAAACAATTATATAATAAAGTAAACTTTAAAAACGATATAAACGTATTAAGTTCTTTTGCTCTTGTACCTACTTCAAACATCTTTATTGACCTATATGATAAGATAGATTTCTTAGATACCGTCAGTATAGCTAAGCTCTTCAATAGAGCATTTAATAATACAGCCAATATAATTGATCCTATAAGTTTGAATTTAACAAAGTCCAATATTGATTTGTCTGTAAGTCTTTCAGACTCAATTTTAATAGGAGCTTATTTAGACGGTGTTAGTGGTACTTTCTTCGCAGAGGATTACACATCGGAGAATTATAATGGAGATGTAATTTATTTGTAATAAAATTTTACCGTAAATTTACAATAAATATAGTATAGTCAATTTAGGAAAACACATGATAACCGAATCATTTACCGTCAAAGGCGAGTTAAACATTAAAGTCATAGATTCTTTTAATAATTTAAAAGATGAAAGAAATATAAAAAACTTAGTTGTTTCTAGCGGCAAGAATTACATTTCTTCCCGTATGACTTCAAACTCATCTGTAGTAATGAGTCATATGGCTATTGGAACTGCCAACGTAGCATCTTCGACTGGTCAGACACTTCTTTTGGGAGAGGTTGCAAGAGTAGCCTTAGATTCTTCAGTTATTACTAATAATACGGTCACATACATTGGTACCTTTGGTGCTGGTGTTGGAACCGGAAGCTTACATGAAGCCGCTATTTTCAACGACTCTCTAGCCAACATAGGTACTATGCTATGTCGTACTAATTTCAATTCAGTGAATAAATCTGCTGGCGATATCATAGTTATTACATGGAATATAACCGTAGAATAATATGTCATTTTTACTAAAAGACATTGCTCATACCTCTTTGGTTGATGCAGTATACAATGAAATACTTTCTAGCAGATCCAATTACTATTATTTTATTGGTGAGATTTTAGAGTGGGCTGACCCAAGCACTCCCGAAACTCCTTTAAATACTGGTACATATGAATATGATACACGCAATAAAATTCTTGCAGTCAAAAAAGTTTTAACCTCAGATATTTCATATGTCGTACCCAGAATAGATTGGTCGTCAAACGTTGTCTATGATCAATATGATCCAGATTATAGCCCTACATTTTTATCTAATACTGGAGCCAATTCCTTAAAAACTTCTAGATTCTATATTTTAACTTCAGACTTTAATGTATATAAATGTCTTTATAATAACAAAGGTGCTAACTCAACAATACAACCTACCTTTACTGATTTGACAGCAGTTACTACTGCTGATGGCTATACGTGGAAATATCTCTATACAATTCCCCTATCTTTAAGAAATAGGTTTTTAACTGATGATTTAATGCCAGTTCAAACCTATCTAAACAATGCTTATTATTCAAACGGAGAAATTAGTTTAATTGTAATTGAGAATCAAGGATCGGGTTATCTCGGCAATGCTCAAACAACCTTAACAGTAAATGGTGTTTTTAGAGGATTACCGGGTAATGTTGTAGCCACTTTAGATCCTATTTTAAATAGTTCTGGATCTTTAGTTGGAGTAAAGATTAAAAATCAAGGCAATAATTACAGTTCTGCTAATATTAGTATAAACGACGTGACTGAGTTAGGCTCAAGTTTTTACAAGTCGCTTAAAACGGCTACTATTTTTAATGGTGGAAATTCTTATTCTAATAGTGGCATTACTTCAAACACTACAGCTAGACTTGTAACAACAGGGGTTTTTCAACCTAATGCTAATGCTGTTCTAACATTAAATTTTTTAAACAATGTAGTTTCTGGTATTAACATTGTTTCTCCTGGTAATGGATATTCAACTGAAGTCATAGCCAATACAAGTATTAACATCTCAACATCAGGAAATCTTCAACCTGTAGCAAACGCTACTGCAAATATTACATTCAATAATACAGCTACTTTAACACCTATATTATTTAATGGAAAAGTTGACAGAGTATTGATTAACGACCCTGGGGTGGGTTATAGTTCTAATCTACAAACAACAATTGTTGTGCAGGGAGATGGGTCTGGAGCTACTCTTGTACCATACGTAAACTCAGCCGGAGCGTTAGAAGATATAATTATTCAAACAAGAGGTAATGGCTACACTTATGTCGACTTAGAAATAGTTGGAGATGGTTCTGGAGCAAACGCAAGAGCAGAACTTTCGTCATATGATTTAGATACTAATCAAGCATTGATAGAACTTTCTGCAGTAGATGGAGCAATTCACGCTTTTAGAGTTTTGAATGCTGGTGATAATTATTTCAACGGAAATACAACGTTAACTGTTACTGGGGATGGAGAATCATTTACGGGAAATGTGGTTTTAGCTAATAATAATTCCATAAGCCACATAAGCGTTACTAATCCAGGATATGGTTATTCTTACGCAGATGTTACAATATCGGGCGTTGGTTCTAACGCAGTGGTCGAAGCTATAATTTCTCCTCCTAATGGTCATGGAAGTGATGGTGTAAATGAATTGTATGCAGACACTTTAATGTTTTATTCTACAATAAATAACGATAAGCTGCACAATATAAATATCTTAAACGATTTTAGACAGTTTGGGTTAGTAAAAAATATTAAACAATTTGCTAATTCAAGAGCATTTGCTAATGTTATTGGAACTTCTTGCTATTTAATTACAGCTAACACTGTTGTAAATTCTCAATCCAATACTTTAACTAGAGACACTATTTTACAACTTAATGGTAATGCATCTAGAACCTTTGAAGTGGTTGAAGTCTTAAGCGCTAATAATCAAATATTAGTAAATGATCTTAGCAATTTTTTACTAACTACCGGTAATTCTTTTTATGACGCAAACACTGCATCTAATTTTGATATTTTAACTATCGACAAATATCCCGACATAAATAAATTTAGCGGCGAGCTATTTTTTATTGACAATAGAACTCAAGTAACTTATAGCGATGAACAACTTGTAACTTTTAGAACTACTATTAAACTATAATGCCTACCATATACCCATCAGCTCCTTATTTTGACGATTACGATTCTACTAAACAATTTTATAGAATTTTGTTTAGACCTGGGCGTGCGGTACAAGCAAGAGAACTAACCCAACTACAAACTTTAATCCAAGGTCAAATAGAAAGATTTGGAAAAGGAATTTATAAAGAAGGATCTTTTGTAACTCCATCTGAATTAATTTTTGATAAAAGATATGCTTTTGTAAAACTTCAAACAACTCATGCATCCGTAAATGCTGATGATGTAATAGGAAATTTGTTAGATCAAGTAATTGTAGGACAAAATAATGGCGTAAAAGCTACTGTTGTAAATTTCACGACTTCCACACTCACAGATCCTCCTACCCTATTTGTAAAATATTTAAATTCAGGAAATGCTGGAGTATCTAAGACTTTTGCTAACAATGAAATTATTGTTAACGAGGATGGAGATATAAGTGTTAGATCTGCAACTTCATCTGCTACAGGCAATGGAACAGCCTTTTCTGTAGGTGAAGGTTCAATATTTGTAAAAGGTGTGTTTGTAACTGTAAATTCTCAAACAAAAATTTTAGAAAAATATTCAGAAGTTTCTAATTCTATTATTGGACTTACTATTACAGAGAGCATTGTTACTTCTGAAAATGATTCAAGTTTATTTGATCCAGCTATAGATACCTACAATTACTTTGCACCTGGTTCAGATAGATATAAAATTGATTTATCTGTTTCTACAAGAAACTTTACTCCTCAAACCATTGATGATCCTAATTTTATTGAACTTTGTAGAATTGAAAATGGTACAATCATTGCTCTTAACAATGATCCTCAATTTAGTATTCTGGGAGACACACTTGCAAGAAGAACGTATGATGAATCTGGGGATTACGTCGTAAAACCTTTCGAAATAAAACTTATTCAACATTTAAGAACTAGCCCAAATGCTAATTTATCTTTTAGCTCTGTAGATGGGGTATTTACCTCCGACCAGGGAGGAAATGATAATTTATTTGTTAATGTACTTTCTGCTGGTAAAGCATATATTAAAGGTTATGAGATAGATTCTCTCAAAACAAGCTATATAAACTCAGAAAAAGCTAGAGATTTTATTTCTGTAAATAATTCTCCTATTGCTACTCCGATAGGAAATTATGTTTATGTTAGCAATGTTTTCTCCGCACCAACCCTGGATACTATTGCTAATGTAAGTATATATGATAGATACACTGAAGCAGATGGTGCTCCAAGTGGCAGTTTAATAGGAACTGCTCGAGCTCGTGGACTTGAATACTATTCCGGAACAGTGGGTACTGGTAGTGCCGTTTATAAACTTTACCTATTTGATGTACGGACTAATGAAGGTAAAACTTTTGTAGATAGTGCAAAGCAGATTTATTTTGACAATCAAGTAAATCCCGATTTTACAGCCAATATAGTATCAGTTAAAACATATCTTTCTGGTACAATAAATTTTACTACAGCTAATACAGATGTTTTTGGTGTAGGTTCTTTATTTTCTACAGAATTAAAAGTTGGAGATTATATAGATGCAGATACAGGCAACTCATCTGTCAGATTACAAGTATCTTCTATACTTAATAACAATTTTTTAAATGTAACTGGAGCTCCATCAGCCGCTAAAAACGGAGTAAAGTACACTATTGAAAAATCTAGAATAGAAGAAACTAAAAAAAATACTTACATATTTAAATTGCCTCAGGATGTAATTAAAGCTCTTGATCCAACTAGCTCTGAAACAATTTATAATGTTCAGAGACAAGTCGAGAGAACATTAGCATCTGGTCAAGTAACTTTGATTGCTGGAACCGATGAAGTATTTGCTCCTATCAGTTCAACAAATTATTCTATAATAGTTTCACAAAATTCTACTTCAGGACCTACCCCAGGAACTTACATAGATCCCAACACACCCGGTTTGCTCACAAGAGGGGGTACTCCGACGGGTAAAACTTTAATAGTTAATGCAACAACTGCAGGTTCGGGAGTTGGATTAAATGCTGGCCAAATCATTCAAATTATTGCTAATGTACAAAAATCTAATTCTGCTGCAGTAAGAAAAAATAAGACCTTGTTTTCTGACTACGAAGAATTTTTTGAGGATCAAGAAGATGCTACTCAATCCACAATATCATTAGGTCAAGCTGATGTTATTTTATTGAAAGAAGTTAGTATGTCAAAAACTGCTTTTGGAACATCCTATTCTTCGAGTGGCGCAGTAGACATAACTGACAGATTTATTTTAGATAATGGCCAACGATCTACCTATTACGACGTTGGTAAATTAAAACTTAAAACTAATGCCTCTAAACCTAGTGGACCAATAAGAGTAAAATATGATTATTTTGAACACGGTATTGGAGATTTCTTTTCTGTAGAATCTTATAGTGGAATAAATTATAAGGATATACCAACTTTTACTGACGGAAAAACTACTTATCAGTTAAGGGATTGTTTAGATTTTAGACCTAGAATAAGTGATTCAGGGGTAGATTTTATTTCCTCTGGTTCAAGTGCTTCAGAATTTATTACTCAACAAAACGATTTTACTACTGATTATCAATACTACTTACCTAGAACTGATAAATTAGTTGTAGATAAAGATGGTACGTTTTCGGTAATAAAGGGTATCAGCTCTTTAAATCCACAAGAGCCTAACATACTCGATGATAGTGTGGCTTTATATGTACTTAAACAAAAACCCTATGTTTTTGATTTATATAAAGATATTGAAATTTTAAGTGTAAACAACAAACGCTATACTATGCGTGATATTGGTAGAATAGAAAATAGACTAAAAAATTTAGAATACTATACATCGTTAAATTTACTTGAAATTGATGCTGAAAAATTTCAGATTAAGGATTCAGATGGATTTAATAGATTTAAAAATGGTTTTATTGTAGATTCTTTTTCCGGACACGGAATAGGAGATACATTAAATCCAGACTATGGTGCAGCTATTGATATGAATAAGCAAGAGCTAAGACCTCTATGTGAATTTCAAAGACTTCCATTGCTGGAAGTAAATACAACCAATGCTCAAAGAACATCAAATAATTATAGCTTGGTTGGTGATTTTTTTACTCTTCCTTACACCGAAGTAGCTTTTGCTTCTAACGATAAAGCAAGTAAAGCTATAAACATTAATCCTTTCAATACTGGAATATATACTGGTACTATGACCTTGTTTCCTGCCTCAGATTCGTGGTTTGAACAAAAAAGGCTTCCAGATGTATTAACAAACCTAGAAGGTAACTATAATTCTTTGGTAGCTGAATCCCAAGCTAAAGGTACATTTGGTACTGTTTGGGGTGCTTGGAAAGATTTCCATTTTGGTGTTGACGGAACTGTATTAACTCAAAAAAGAGAAGGTTTAGAATATACTGTTAGAGAAAGAATTGATACAGTAACTAAAAATGACGTTGTTAAGTCAACATCTGTACTACCAAAAATGAGGGATGTGGTAATATCAATAAGGTGTGAAGGTATGAAACCAAACACACTAGTCAATGTTTTTTTTAATAGTTATCCTGTCAATCCTTACTGCAATTTAGATTTATCCGAAAGGGCAAATGTTCTTTATCCAAATTTAGATGTATATGCACAGGGTAGAAACAACTTAGTTACTGACGAAACAGGCAAAATATTAATTAAGTTTAATTATACTACTGATGTTTTTCAATTTAATACTGGTAATTATACAATAAAAGTAACTGACTCTAGTTCTAACGATCCTGAAGACACGGAAACATTTGCTGAAGCTGTATTTTCTAGTTCTGGTGAGCTTAGAAATATAGTAAACGAGGTTACCTCTACAAGAAATGCTGTCTTAGACTCTAAATCTGTTTCCGAACAAAGACCAGTTGCAGCACCTAATCCATCAAAACCTCCTCCTCTCTTTTTTGTAGATTATTTGTATAGATACACTTTAGGAAGAGAGCCCGATAGAGAAGGTTATGCTTATTGGTCTTCACAGTTTAGAACATTAGGTTTAACAAATGCAGTTCTTAATGGAGCAGTTTGTTCTGCTGAATTAATTCTTAACGCAAAAGCTAACCCTAGCACTTTTACTGTTGGCTTTAATTTTGGAGAAGGTCCTAGTAAGGATAATTTCGGAGTAAGAGTTCCTCTGACGTTTAATTCTAATGCGAGAATAGTTTGGGACGCAGTTTTATTTTTTGCTGGAGTTGCGCTTCATAATGTATTGCGTAATATAGAACATCCAACTGACGATCTAAATTTAGTTAGAACTAGGCCGGGTTTTGATTACTTATGTTTTCATTACTATATTTCAGTAAAGGCAACGTTGCCTAGAAACGTCGCTGGCCATCCCGCTTCTGGGTGGACAGACGAACAAATTAGATTAGAAGCTTCTAAAGGTGTTGCTACTGCTGTAACCGTTGCTTTATGCAATCCCTTGGATGGATTTGATTGGAAACAGGATGCGTTAAATGCTAAGGCTAACGGAATAGACCCTGCTGCTTATTGGATAAGTCCTACTAATTGGAGCACAGGCTCTCGGAAATAGATAAAAGGTTAAAATGGCAACTCCTACTTACAGCGTAATTGATCCTATAGCACAATCCTTCTTTATTGATAAACCGTGCGTTGTCACAAAAATGGATTTGTTTTTTAAATCAAAAGACAATTTTATTCCAGTTACTGTGCAGTTTAGAAAAAATCAACTAGGGGTACCTGGTCCATACATTATTCCTTTGTCCACTAAATTACTTTCTCCCAGTTCTGTATTAGTTTCTAGTAATGCAAATGTAGCAACTACTGTAAACTTTACTTCACCGATATTTTTAGATACTGGGGAATACTCAATTACATTAGGAACTACCTCTAAAAAATATTCTGTCTGGATCTCTGAATTAAACTCCACAGATATAATTTCAGGTAAAAATATTACAGAACAACCTTATATTGGAAATTTGTTTAAAGGACAAAACATAACATCGTATACTCCTGTATTAACCCAAGATTTAAAATTTATACTTTACAGAGCATCTTACAATACAAGTGTGGTTGGATTTATAGATTTTAAAGTACCTGGCTATCACAACACCACTAAGCTACTTGAAAATGATCCGTTAGAATTGTTTCCTAATAGTTCAATTATGAGAATTCATCACAAGGATCACCCATTCACGAATCAATCATATGTAAGGTTATTAGGTATAGCAAATGCTTTTCCATTTGGAAATGTTTTAAGTCCAACCATTTTTGGTGGTATAACATCAACGTCTATTGAGGGAAGGCATTTTGTTGTAAGTAACGTTAGGTCTGACTCTTATACCGTAAATCTTTCTGAATCCTCAACTGTTACTTCAGCATTTAGATTTGGTGGTCCTGCTATCGTAGTAGATAGTGATTTAAGATTTGATACTATCTACCCAAAAATACCACATATTAAACAATCTGGGAATATTTCAAGCTCATTTAAAGCTGCTTCTTTATCATATACTTTAGATTCGTCGTTTAAAACTTTAGCTGACGACGATAATGAGTTGGATTACACAAGAATAATTGCTAGCAATGTAAACACTACTTTTAGACTTTCTAACGCAACTCCGTTTGTATATAGGATAAACTTTTCTTCCAATAACACCCTCACATCTCCTCTAATAGATAAATCTCAAATTGCCGTTGTATTGGTTAATAATAAAATTAACTCTCCAAATATTATCACAGAAAATTTAAGATACGACAGAGCAAACGTAGCTGTTTTGTCAAAAGCTAATATATACGTGTTAAATGGAAATGTAGCTTTAATATCCTATGCGTCTGCAAATGTGAGCGAGATAAACAATGCTAAAAGTATTTTAAACGGTACTGATTTAGTTATTACAGGCTTAAATCCAAACAACGGTCAGTACAGAGTATTAGAAGTTTTAAACGGTGGTGCAAATATTAAAGTTCTAAAATTAGCTAATTCTATTTCAGTAGTTACTGATGCTAATATACAAAACAACCATACTATTGTAAACGCTTCTCAATTTGTATATGAGGAAGCTGCTACTGGTGGAAGTGCAATTTCAAAATACATAACTAAAAAAATAGATTTTGTAAATCCTTCAACCTCTATCAATATTAGAGCAGATGTTTCTCAGCCAACAGATACAGAAGTATTGTTTTATTTTAAAACTAAATTAATTGGTGAAGCCGAAAGTTTTGATGTTAAAGAGTTTACCCAAGTAGAAAATGTTACAATTGCACCTTCACTTGATGGTAAATTTATTGAAGTTGAAAAACAAATAGATGCATTAGAGCCTTTTGATTCTTTAATAATTAAAATTGTATTTAAATCATCGCTCACTTATAAAGTTCCTAAAGTAAAAAATTTAAGGGTTATAGCTTTAGAATGAATAAATTAAAAGTAAAAGATTATCCTGGATTAGTAAGAGACTCTTCGTCGAAAGCTATTATAAATGTTGATCAATCGGCTTATTTAAAGTATAAAAATGAAAGAAATGTTCAACAAAAAATTTCTAATATGAGTACAGAAATTAATAATTTAAAACAATCTATGAATGAAATTAAAGATTTAATTTCTCAAATTTTACAGAGAACTAATTAAATGCCATCAATTATTTTAAGACAATCTAGCGTTATTAGTGATCCTTTAGCAACAATTAAAGGTTCTCCATTACTTAATTCTGAAATAGATAACAATTTTGCTAATATTAATATATCTATTGGAAATTTGAACAACTTATCTACTCTTGGTAAATCAAATATAGTTATTTCAATAAACGAAGTAAGTTCTAATATAGGACTGTTATCAGATTTAATAACATCTAATACTGGTAATTTAGTTTTTGCTATTAATGAAATAAAACAGAATGTAAATACTTCAATAGTTGTTGAAGCTTCAAGACTAGTGGACAATTCTATAACTTCCGCTAAGCTAGCACCCGATAGTATAATTTCAGAAAAAATTGCTGATTCCAACATTACAACATCTAAATTAGCAGATGATAGTATTACAACATCTAAATTAGCAGATAGTAGTATTACAACATCTAAATTAGCAGATGATAGTATTACAACATCTAAAATTGTAAACAATTCTGTAACTACAGCTAAAATAGCCAGCACCGGTGTAGTGGCTGCCTTGTATGGAAATGCAACTAGAATTCCTCAAATTACTGTTGGATCAGACGGAAGAATCACTTCATTATCTAATGTTGAAATTAGCGGAGCAGGATTTACCAATTTAAATGCAGATAGCATTACTTCAGGTACATTAGTAGCTGAAAGAGGAGGTACAGCACAAAGCAGCTGGACTACTGGACAAATGCTTTATGCGTCTGGTATTAACACATTAGCCAAATTAGCTATTGGAACGAGTGGACAAATACTATCCGTATCTGCTGGAGGAATTCCGGCTTGGATTAATGACACAGCTGGGGTTTCTTCTGTTGATTTATCTGGTGGTACTACAGGACTTTTAGTGACAGGGGGACCTATTCTTTCTTCTGGAACAATGACTTTAAGTGGAACTTTAGCTGTTGCTAACGGTGGTACGGGCTCAACATCAACTACTTACTGCAGTTTAACAACAAATGTCTCTGGAACACTTCCTATTGTTAACGGTGGTACAGGCACTTCATCAACTGCTTACTGTAGTTTAACTACAAACGTTAGTGGCACTTTACCCGCAATCAGAGGTGGAACTGGGTTTGATCAGTATACGGCAGGTCAAATATTGTATGCATCGAGTACTACAGCCCTTACAAGATTAGGAATTGGAACAGAAGGTCATTTCTTAAAAGTAGTTGGTGGAGTGCCTCAATGGGCTCCAGTAACTGGCACAGGTATCACTAGTCTTGGAGTATTAAATCAAGGTAGTTCTTTAGGATTAACAATACAATCTGATGTTGGAAGTACTATCACTAGCACAGGCACTCTCTCTCTAAGCTTGAATCAAGCGACGTTTAGGAGCCAGCTAGGTCTAGGTTCAATGGCAACCCAAGACACTTCAATATTAAATTCGTATGCAACAACCTCTGCTTTATCTAGTTATGCACCAGCTTCTGCGTTAAGTAGTTATGCTTCTTTAGGTAATAATAATGCATTTAATGGAACAAATACATTTAATGGTGCAGGAAATTATTACAGTGACCATCGGTTTTATGGAAAAATAAGAACTAGTACTGGATTCGGTAGTACCTTCTCGAGTGGTGCGCCCAATCCCAGTGATTATTGGAATGCTTTTTTTCAGTCACAAGTAGCTCACCCAGCAGTCGCTGTTTATGCGCCTGGGGCGGGTTCTGTAGGTGTCGCTATTGGATGCGATACTTTTAATCTTGGACAATTAAATTATGAAGTCTATTATTACGGTACGCCAAACGCACCAGGTAATAACATAGGTGGTGTATTTAGTAGTACAGGAAATTCAGTAAATTTTGCTACTACTTCTGACTATAGACTTAAAACTGATATTGTTACGTTAACAGGAGCAATAGCTCGAATTAAACAATTAAATCCTGTTAAATTTAAATGGAAAAGCAATTTAGAATTTGGCTATCAAGATGGATTTTTAGCTCACGAAGTTGAACCTGTTGTTCCAGAAGCAATTACTGGAGAAAAAGACGCTGTTGATGATAAAGGAAATATTAGGGCGCAACAGATGGACGCATCTTATTTAATTCCTCTTTTAACAGCCTCTCTCAAAGAAGCTATTGCACGTATCGAAACCTTGGAAGCTCAAGTAGCTAGTTTACAAGGATAATAAAATATCCCACTAAGTTTTTTAAAAAAGGGCCTAGAAGGCCCTTTTTTGTTTTTTTTCATAAGATAAATATAAGGATTTTACAAGGAAATCCAAATGGCCGTTACCTCAAATTTATTAATTGAGCAGGGCGCTACCTTTGCTATAACCATTAATTACAATGATGATCTTGGTAATCCCAATGATCTTACTTCCTATACAGCGCAGTCAAAAATGCGCAGATCATTTTATTCTGCCAATTCAACCGCACTAACAGCCAGTATCACCAACCCTGCAAATGGAGAGATTGTTCTTTCCATGACAGCAGCAAACACTGCAAATTTAAGACCAGGTCGTTATGTATATGATCTGGAAGTATCAAATGCCTCTCAAACTTTAAGAGTAATTGAGGGAATTATTACTGTACTTCCAGAGGTTACAAGATAAATGACTGTAAAAGTTAGAGGTTCCAAAGGAACTACAATTTCTGTAACACCAGATTTACAGAAAGAAGCTTCTATTGTAATTAGAAGAAGTACAGATGCTGATTTATTTCTAAGAAATTTAGCTGATGTAAGCAATACGGTTCTTCAAGACGGATATGTAATTGTATATAATTCAAATACAAATCTGTTTCAAGGAAATTCAGCAGTTGATGTTTTTAATCAAGTAGCTGGTAATCCCTTATCTAATGTCCTTTCAGGCAATGGCATAGTAATTACAAACTATGAACCATACTTAGGAACAAGATCACCTCTTATTAACCTTAAAGATTCTGGTGTTGTTTCTGGAGTTTATGGTAATACCTCTCCTACAATTTTAATACCAGTAGCAAATGTTGATCGATATGGCCGAATTGTTAGCATTGCAAATCAGGGTATAGCTAATGCAGAAGTAAGAGTAGCTAATTTAATCGTAACTGGAACTATTTTAGCTGAAGGCAATTCTGTTACAGCTGCTACTGGTATCTTTACTAATAACGTTTTAACAAACGTATTTACTGCTAACAATGCTTATCTTGCGAACACTTCAACATTAGTAATTCAAGGTAATAACGCCTACTTTACTAACTTAAGCGCAACCTCTGTACTTTTAAATAGCTTATCCGGTAATACAGCTAATTTTACTTCTAACGTATTATTAGGAAATGTACTCACATCAAGAGTACAAGCTACTTCTGGTACATTTACTGATAACGTTACCACTACAGTTGTAAGTGCTAATAGTGTTTATTCTGGTAATATAGCTTCAAATGAACTCTCCTCCTTTACAGTCAAAGTTGGAAACGTTCAAGGCAATACTGCTAGCTTTACATCCAATGTTTCTACCGGCAATTTATTAACTTCAAGGATACAAGCTACTTCAGGAAATTTTTCTGAAAATGTTAATACTGTAGTTGTTAGCTCAAATAATATTTTTTCAGGCAATTTAGATTCCGATGTTATTTCAGCTAATAATGTTTACTTAACAGACTTACAAGGTTCTACTTCGACCTTTACTGGTAATGTTTCTACTGGTAATATTTCATCAAGTCGTATAGAAGCTGTTTCGGGATCATTTTCTAATAATGTCACCACAAACGTAGTAAGCACTCAAAGTTTGTATACAGCTAACGCTGATACAGAAATACTTAATTTTACAACCGGTTACGGTTCAAACGTAGTAGTTGAAACTTTATTTGTAAACAATGCTAGTTTCTCATCTAATGTAGTTGCTGGAAATATATCTACCGGAAGAGTAGAGGGAACGTCAGCACATTTTGCAGACAATGTAGTTACAGGAAATGTAAGTGCACTAAACCTGTATTCTTTAAGATTAGATACACAAAACGTTTCTACTACATCATTAAGTACAAATTCCGCCTACTCCAACGCCCTTTACACAAACGAAATAACTTCAACTGTTGGTACATTTTATGCTAATGTAAATACAGGAAATATTTCTACTAACAGATTAGAAGCAGTATCTGGTAATTTTTCTGGTAATCTTACTTCTGATAGTATTCATACTGGACCAGTTTACGCTACCACGGGAAATTATTCCGGCAATGTTGCAACAGGCAACATAGCTACCAACCGTTTAGAGGCTGTATCAGCAAGTTTTACAGGCAATGCTACTGTTGGTAATCTATATGCTGAAAACTTTGTTACTCCAAATCTGTTGGCGTATTATGGAAATTTTGCTCAAAATTTAATTTCTGCAACATTCCACACCAATCACATATTCTCATCAAATATTGATTCGGGGAATGTTAATACTAATTACGTATATGGTATTGGTGCAGATTTTGTTCAAAATGTATCAGCTGGTAATCTAAATGCTTCACAAACTGTTACGACTAACGATCTTAGAGTATTAGGTTCTCTTTACTCTAACGATATTACTGCAGACTTTGTTGTAGTTCAAGGTAACCTGTTTGTACAGGGAACTACTACAACGATCAATACCGAAGAAATTGCATTAGCTGATAACAAGATAGTTATTAATAGCAATCAAACTGGTGTTCCCGTAGAAGATGCTGCTATTGTTGTTAATAGGGGAAATCAAGCTAACGTCGAAGTACTTTGGGATGAAACCTATAATGTTTGGAAATTTACAAACGACGGTAACGTTTACTATCTAATTCCAACTACAACATCAGATTTAATAGAGGGAGCAAATCTTTATTATACAAATGCTAGAGTTCACGCTTCATTATCTGTAAATGATATTGGTGGTGATGGGGAATTAGTTTACAATTCAGCAAACGGTTTATTCACATACAGAGGTCCTTCCTCTTCAGAAGTAAGAGCTCATTTAAGCGCAGCTGATCTTGGTGGCGATGGGTCTTTTAGCTATGATAATACTACAGGTGTATTTAGCTATACTGGACCAAGTAATGCTGAGGTTAGAGCACACCTTAGTGCTGCAGATTTAGGTGGCGATGGATCTTTTAGCTATGATAATACTACAGGTGTATTCAGCTATACTGGACCAAGTGCTAGTGAAGTAAGAGCTCATCTATCAGCAGGAATTGGTTTAAATTACGATAACACCTCTGGTCAATTCAGGCTAGCAAACACCACTGTAACTGCTGGTACGTACGGAAATTCAATATTAATTCCTATCTTTACAGTAGATGATCAAGGTAGAATTTCCAATGTACAAACTACATTAGTTGCTGGTGTATCTAATTTCACAGCTAACGGCAATGTTTTTACAATCTTTACTACTTCTGGTCAGACATTTACTGCCTCTATTCAACCTAATTCAGTAGCTCTTGGCAGAGACACTTATGGTGATTATGTTTCTAATTTAACAGCTGGTATAGGCGTCACGGTTTTAAACAACACAGGAGAAGGATCAAATGTTACAGTAAGGATAGGGCAGAATGTTGATCCTACTGCTACTGTAACCTTCTCTAATGTTTCTGCACATACCTTTAATGGAAACATAGTAGGTAATTTTGGAAACATTAAAAATCTAGTTGGCGCTACAATAAATTTAACCGGTGACATAACTGCAAATAGTTTCTTTACAAATGTAATTGAAACAACTGTTATTACATCTAATAATATATTTGCTAATTCAATTACTCTCACTGACTATGTAAGCGCAGCTAATGCTACCTTCTCTAGCAATTTAGGTACTGGTAATTTATTTGTATCTGGTAATACTAATATAAAAGATTTGTGGGTATATGGTGAAGCACATTTCTACGGAAACGTAACAACCTACGAAGCAAACAATTTATCTATTTCTGATAATATGATTTTCCTTAACCAGGGAAATCAAAATACTAATCCAGATATTGGTTTTGCATTTAATTACAACGATGGAATTTATCGGCATGGTGGCTTCTTTAGAGATGCCTCAGATGGAAACTTTAAAGTATTTGATCAATATGAGCCAGAACCTCAAAACTCCCAATTTATTGATACAGCAAACACTACATTTCACCTTGCTAATTTACAAGCAACAACATTCATAGGCAATTTGCAGGGAGATGTTTATGGTACGGTTAGTTCATTAGCTAATCATACTACTAGCAATGTAGTCGAAGGTGCAAATCTCTACTTTACCAATAATAGAGTATATTCAAATGTAATCGCTTTAAACTACATTACTAATGCCGCTCTTGTAGGCTATGCAACTAACGCTGAAATTGCGTTAAAAGCCAATATTACTGACCTCAACACATCTAATGTAGTAGAGGGTGTAAATCTTTATTTTACTACAGCAAGAGCGAGAGAATCTATTTCAGTATCTGGAGCTGGTTTATATGATAATACAACTGGTTTAATTACAATCATAGGTGGCGTTTCTTCTGTTGGTGGCTCTACTGGAAATATCACTAATGCCCAGTTAGCATCCTTTATAGTAGACTCCGGGCTTCTAACAACATCAAATGTATCTGAAGGTGCAAATCTTTACTTTACAAACGTTAGAGCGGTCGAGGCAGTTCAAAACACTAATCCTATCTTTAATGATGTAATAGTACAGGGTTCTTTATTCTCTAACGACATTACAGCAGATAACGTTGTTATTCAAGGCAATTTGTTTGTCCAAGGCACCACAACTAGCATTCAAACTAATGAGCTGTCAATAGATGATAATAAGATTACTCTTAATAGTAATGTAACAGGTGCTCCAATTCTTGATGCAGGAATTATTGTTAATCGAGGATCAAATGCTAATGTAGAACTTCAGTGGAATGAGTCAATTGATAGATGGCAATTTACAAACGACGGTGCTGTATATTATTTAATTCCAACATCTACTAGTGATTTACAAGAAGGAGCAAATCTTTATTTTACTACCCAACGCTCGAGAGATTCTATATCTGCTGGCGTTGGAATAAACTATGACAATACTTCTGGTGTAGTAAGATTAGCTAATACCACAGTAATTGCAAACACTTACGGTAATGGTATTTCAATTCCAGTAATTACTGTTGATGACCAAGGTAGGATCACCAACGTCTCAACTGCATTGGTAGCTGGAGTAAGTAGTTTTACTACAAACGCTAATACACTAACAATTGTTACTTCCGCTGGTTCTTCTTTCCAGGCTAATTTAGATCCAGACCTAATAGTTTCATCTACACCTCCAACCCCTGCCTATCAGGGATTAACCTGGATAGATAGCAACACTGGTAAGAGATTTGAATTCTTTGGAGATGAGGATTCTTTCCAGTGGGTTGAATTAATTTCTGATGGTGTAATTCCAATAACTAGCAATGCCTCCGTTCAATCTGTAAACGGATTAGTTGGATTAGTATCACTTACAACCACCAATATACCAGAAGGAGCTAATCTTTATCATTCCAATACAAGAGTAGTTACTGCTCTTACTGGTGGTACTGGGATTGAAATATCCTCTAATGGTTTAATTACAGCAAACGTAGGAGTAATAGGTGGTGGTAGTGTTACATCTGTCAACGGATTGGTAGGTGCCGTAAATCTAGTTACAGCCAATATTAATGAAGTTAATAACCTCTACTTTACAAATGCAAGAGTCCAAACTTATTTAGAAACTGTTGGTAATATTATTCCTAGTGGAAACAATATTCAAACTTTAGGTTCACCAACTAAGCGGTTTAAAGACCTATACATCTCAGGCAATTCAATTTACTTAGGTAGTGTTGTACTTTCTTCATCCGACAATGGAAAGTTTAGAGTTACTAGCCAATCTACCACTACAAATTTAATTTCTGACACAGATTTAACTACAGCCAATGTTGCAGAAGTTACTAATCTCTACTTTACAAACACTAGAGCTATATCTGCCCTATCTGAAGGTTCTGGCATAAATATAGACGCAAATGGTTTAATTACTGCAACAGTTACTGCAGGAGCAGTAAACTCATTTAATAATATATCTGTTGTAAATGGCACAGAAGGCAATATAGTAGCTTCTGGTTCAGATACATTAAAGATTCAAACAACAGGTTTAATTACCGCTAATACCAATCCATCGACTAAAACTCTTTCGTTTACTATTGGTGGCAATTTCCCGTTTTTTGATAGTAATGGATCACAAAATAATATAGCTTTGCGAGTAGCTGATTCGACAGTTCAGAATTCTGTGAGTTTTATTTACCTTCCATTCTCAAAAAGTGATGGAACACCTGTTAATACATTAAGGTATCAATAAATGGCTAACCAAATACCTGTAAAGGCAATTTACACAGCTTCAAACGTTACATCGCTTGGAGAATATATTTCTGGCGATACAATTTCAACAACATACACAGACGCTAAAGTATCAAGTGTAGGTGGTGTAGAAGGAACAGTATCTAATGCTCAACTTGCTTCGGGAATCACTACTTCTGGTATACTTACAACTGCAAATGTAAGTGAAGTAACAAATCTCTACTATACTAACGCTAGAGTATATGCTAACGTTGAGTCAATTGGCTATGCTTCTAATAGTTATGTAAACACAAGGCTGCTTACTAAGGCAAATGTAGCCGACCTTACAACTAGTAATGTTTCAGAAGAAAGTAATTTATACTTTACTAATGCAAGGGTCTATGCTAATGTTACAGCTTTAAACTATGCTACTACTTCACATGTTGCTAGTGAAATAGCTAATTTAGTAAATTCTGCTCCGTCTACACTTGACACTTTAAACGAATTAGCTTCTGCATTAAATAATGACCCTAGCTTCGCAACGACAACTGCAACATTAATTGGCAATTCGTTTAATCAAGCCAATGCTGCTTTTGCAGCTGCTAATACCAAAGTTTCAACAGTCGCTGGCGTAACATCAACGACCATATCTAATTCAGTAATTGCAAGCGGTATTTCGCAAACAGGCATTTTAACTACCGCAAACGTTTCAGAGGTTACAAATCTCTACTTCTCCAACGCAAGGGCAATACTTGCTTCTATTCCTGCAGTATCTCAAATTAATGTTACTGCACCTGGATTTTATTATGCAATGGATTCTTACTCCGGTAATAATCCTACTGTTTATGTTACTGCTGGTGAAACTATATCATTTAATCTCAATGTTGTAGGCCATCCTTTTTATATTAGAGTATCTGCTGGTGGATCTAATTATAATACAGGCTTAACTCATGTAGATAACAATGGAACAATATCAATAGGATCCAGCGCTCAAGGTAAAACTACTGGAGTTTTATTTTGGAAGATACCATATGAATTAGGTAGTAACAACTATGTATATCAATGTGGTTTTCACCCAACAAGTATGGTTGGTGATATTGTTATTTCTACTGTACTGACAACTAATATCAGCGTCCAATTTGGATCATTAGGAGTTGGTACTGCTCCTTCAAATACTGCTGGAGAAATAAGGGCCACTAATGATATTACTGCCTTTTATAGTTCTGATAAAAAGTACAAAGAAAATGTCCAACCAATTCAAAATGCATTAGAAATAATTAAAAATATTGGTGGTAAAACATTTGATTGGACGGATGAGTATATAAAATCTCATGGTGGTGAAGATGGTTATTTTGTTCGTAAGAATGACTATGGAGTAATAGCTCAGGATGTTGAAAAAATATTTCCTTTAGCAGTTAGAAAGAGAGAGGATGGATCTTTGGCTGTAGATTATTCTCGTTTAAGTGCTCTAGCATTTGCTGCAATTATAGAGCTCGCTGAGGAAATTAATAAATTAAAGAATAAGTAAATGCCATTAGGTTCGAACGTACAAATAAGTTTTTCACAATTACAGTCTGAATTTGGCGGAACGGGTGAAATCCGTTTAAGCGATTATACATCTACTTTTGCTTATGATACTCTGGATGTATTTATACTTAATGCTGGTAACGTTACCCCCCATGGTGATTCTAGTTTTATTCCCCATAAAGGTATTGGTAAATTTGTTGGAGGGTATCCAACATTAAGACCTACATCATATAATGTTAATAGAGCTATGGATCCAATCACTGTTTTTTCGGGTATGAACCTTAAATTTAGAGTGCGTACGATATTTACTGGATCTACCATTAATCCATACAATTATTCACCAAATAATAGAATTTATTTAAGTTCTACACCTTATAAAGGAAATGTCGATCTATTAACTACTGGAGTAACTGGTAACCCGGGTAATGGAATTAAAAATGCTTTTGAATATATGGTTTTAGATACATCCTCTTATATTCCTAACGACTTTCCATATGATCCATCTAATGTTGCTACAGTTAGTGCATGGTTAAAGACCGAGGCAAATAGTAATATATTCACATCTGACCTCAATCAGTCTAATATACATTTACAAAGAACTCCAGAAAATGCTATTCCAATAAAAATAATTTCTAGACCTTCAGTACAAAGAGTTAGGATGTTTTCAGATTATGTTGATATTACATGGCCTTCTAATCTTATTTCGGGAAGTGATGTAATAAAATTAAATTCTGGAGGATTTGATATCTGGAAACAATATTATGGTTTTTTTTCTGGAAGAGCTGTTAGAATAGGTCAAAATATAACATTTAAAGTAAATGTATCTGCTTTACCATCAGTTTATTCAACTGGTACCTACTTAGGAATTTATTTTCCGATATTTCCTATAACTTCATACAGTACCTTTGGTTCAACAGCTGGTATTATTGACGGTGCACCATTCTTAAGTTTAGGAACCGGCCGTTCTTTGGGATGGTTTAGTAGCAACGGACCGATAGTTTCTTTCATAGGTGGAAGTGGTTTATCAAATACAGCAGAAAATGTTGCACAGTGTTTAGCGGATGCTATTGGGACATCTCCTAGAGCTGCTGATTATGAAGGTATAACTGGGTTAACAGCTTCTGCATCTAGAAGTGGTAACACCTTAACCGTAACTTTATATAATAATACCTCTGATAATTTGTATTTCAATTATTATGCTGGTGCTACTGACAATAGTGGAAGCTTTCTGGTAGGATACTACAATTCTGCCCTTGTATTTTCTTATTCAAATGATACGTCTGGGTGGAGTAGCGTAGGACAGTCAACGGTCTTTGGTGCTAATTTAGTTTGCTATGTTGATATATTACAAGGTAATATTATTTTTTCCCAAGCCTCCTTTATATGCCCCGCTCAATCTAATGTATATACGTTAAGTACGAATTTATTAAATAGATTTAAAAATAGATTTTACAGTAAAGCACCTGCAGGGCCCTACGAAAGTCAATATGGGTATCAAAGTTTAACAAATGGTATTAGAATAATTTCTGGAATAAATTATGATGAAACATTTAGCAATGTTTTTTATTATGGTGCTGACTCCATAAATAATTTTTTTTCTGAATCTGCCCCATTTGACTCAAAAAAAGTTTCTTTAACAGGAAACTATCTTACTCCTGGTCCGGGATCTTCCAATTTTAATCCTAACATTACTAATTTTAGTAATAATAATTTTTATATAGATACTCGTACCTTAAGTGACTATACTGGTCTACCGATTACTTCCACACAAAACTATAACCACTACGTAAAGCAATTAAAAAAAGATATGAGTCTAAGTGATTATTGGAATGGTTATGGCAATGTTGCTTTGGGACTATAAAAATATAAAATAAATATAAGATTATTAAAGAAAAAATTTAATGCCTATAAATTTTCCTATCAATCCAAGTATTGGTACCACCTATTCCTATAGTGGAAAAACTTGGGTGTACACCGGCAATGCTTGGGAAATACAGATAGTAGCTCTGACTACCTCTGGAGTCCCAGAAGGTAATAACCTATATTTTACCAACACTAGAGTAGTTACTACTATTTCTAGTGAAACGCTTAATAATGCAACGTTTACTGGCAATGTTGTAGCCGGTAATATAAATATAAACGGGGTTATTACTGGCAATGGTAATGGATTAGTTAATATTCCATATGGTTCTATTGTTGGATTAACTACAGAAAATGTTATTGAAGTTTTAAATTTATATTATACAAACACAAGGGCTAGGGCTGCTTTTTCGGCTGGCACTGGTCTTTCTTACAACGTCGAAATAGGCCGTTTCAGTCTTTCCGGAGGAGGCGGCGGTGGTGCAGGCTTTGAAGATATTTTAATTTACTCTCAACCTTAAATGGCAACCTTATCTAGTAACGTTTATAGCAATATTGGTACAACACCAGTAGAAGTTGTTTATGCTGACGGTGGTAAAAATATTACCATTTTAGGTTTAAATATATGTAATAAGTCAGGATCCCCAGTATCTGTTGATGGATATTACGATCGTTCTGGTAATGTCTTCTACATATTTAAATCTCTCTACATTGATGCAGAAACTACGGTAGTTGCTATTGGTGATAATCAAAGGCTTATACTTAAGCCTCTTACACAGCTTATGATTGTTTCAAGTGCTAATTCAGCGATAGATGTTGTTGCTAGTATTGCGGAGACTTATCTAAATTGACCACTACAATTGGAAATAAATTAGCAAGCTCTTTTTACGGGCTTGACACTACTGCTCAATTAACCATGCACGCATTTAGACGTGATGGCGATGGCAATTTAATTTATTCAAAGGTAAATATCTCAAGCAATGAGACTGCAAATCTAACGAACGGACAAGGTCCCGCTTATGAGGGTATGGAAGAGTTTGTAACTGGAGTTACAGCTTCAGGAGTAGTTCATAATTCTATTCCAGTTGGGGTCAATGAGATTGGAAGAAAAGCTTTTTTAGGACAAATATATTCCGTAAAAATTATTAACCCATCTACTAATCCAAAATTTCTTTTAAATGATCAAATACTAAACGAGATAGATGTAGTTACTGGAGCAAAATTTACTTTTGTTACTGATGATCCATCTACTCAAGGATTTCCAATTTATATTTCTTCAATAGCGCAGGGAAATAATTATACATACGAGTATTTGTCGGGTGTAGAAAATTCACGCAGTTCTTATGGTGGTACGCAAGGAGATATTAGATCTAATACAACAGAGCCTTTAATGTTTACTGTACCTGAAAATGCACCATCAGTTTTATATCTAGCTAGCGGCAATCACAACAATGTGTTTATTACACTGCATGTAAATCGTCTTCCTCATTCTAACTTAAAAAACCGTTATTATGGGCAAGTTAAATTTGATGACACAAGAGTGACTTATTTTTTAAATAATGATGGCTATCTAGTAGCAAGATATAATCAAAACTATGATTACTAATTTCCAACATAAAAATAATTATAAATATAGCAGATTATTTGGAGCACAATAATGCCGGATTTTGTACTAGGTAGATTAAAATTTACTTTTAAAGGCCAGTGGCAATCAAACACTGGTTATGTTGCTGATGATATTGTTAGATATGGCGGAAGAAGCTATGTCTGTAAAATAAACCACACTTCTTCCCCTGGCAATGGCTTCTATACTGATAATGCTTATGCTAGATGGGATATTGTTTCCTCTGGCACAGACTGGAAAGGCGATTGGCAAACTAGCACCTACTACAAAATTGACGATGTTGTTCGCTACGGTGGTACTGTATATGTTGCCAACACAGGCCATTTATCTAACGCTACCACAGCTTTTGGCTTAGAGCCGGATTATGATAAATGGGTTACTTACAGTGCAAGTCCTTTTTTCGTTGGGAATTGGTCTGCTAACGTTCGCTATAGAGTAGAAGACGTATTTAAATTTGGTTCCGGTCTTTATCGTGTAACAATTCCTCACTTTTCAAACGCTAATACCTCTTCCAACGTAACCACCTTCAATACTCACCAAGGTAACGTTTCTATTTTTGTTCCTGGTTTAGAGTTTGAAGATACTTATAATAATGCCACCCAATATCAAACTGGTGACATCGTTCGTTACGGTGGTTATAACTTCATCGCTATAGATGAGACAGAGGGCAATTTACCAACTGATACAACTTATTGGAGAGTTTTATCTACTGGCTTTAAACATAGAGGTGATTATAATAACTCTACCGTCTACGAGCCAGGCGATGTTGTAAGATATGGCGCCTCAAGTTATGTCGCCAAGCTTGATTCTACTGGTAATCTTCCAACCAACGCCACCTACTGGGATCTTTTAACCAGGGGTCAGATGTGGAAGGATTACTATGCTGCCAACGTAGCTTATAAGCCTGGTGATATCGTTCGCTATGGTGGATTTATCTACGTAGCAAACGTCGATACAGCTGGTAATGCTCCTTCCAATAACACTTTTTGGGATTTGCAACAAACTGGAATTAGATGGAATAATATTTGGGATTCAAATACCACCTACCAGTTAGGTGATGCTGTAAATTATTCTAATAGTGCATACATTAGTATTGTTTCTGATAATGCCAATATTATTCCAGGAGATCCCGGAAGTGAGGTAAGCTGGAGTTTAGCTGCTCAAGGTTCTCAAGATACCTTTACAACTACTTTAGGTGATATAGCATATCGTGGTAATGTAGGTATGACTCGTCTAGGAATAGGCGCCGTAGGTCAAGTACTTACATCAGACGGTTCTATTCCTTATTGGAAGACTAATTCCAATACCGGTAATGTTTATTATGTTGCACCTGAAGGTGTAGACTCAGCTGGATACGGCACTTCATTACACGCTCCATTTGCCTCTATAAAGTATGCTACTCAGCAGGCTGGCGCTAATGCTACTATTCATGTTAAGTCTGGTGATTATTACGAACAGCTTCCTATTACTGTCAAGTCCAACATGGCAATTGTTGGAGACAATCAACGTACGGTAATTATTAATCCTAAAGCAGGTTTGAGTGATGATGGTTCAAATACCAACGCTCAAGCCACAATGTTCTTAATGTCTGATGGCGCTATTATTAACAAAGTTACCAT